TAGGTATTATTTTGTTTTATTTTTTGTGTTGGGTGGTGTGGGAGGTACCCGGTATTTATTCCAGGTACCTTGATATGTGGGATAATGTTATCAGGGCTATGGTGTATATTATTAGGGTTAGTAGCTGTGAGATGATATACCTTATTTTATTTGTTGGGTGGGTGTACTTGTGGGCTTGGTATATTTTCTCATTGCGTGTGAGGGTTAGGATAGTTCCTACGGATAGGATTATTCGGATTATGTGATAGATGATGTTCATTTCTTTTTGTTTCTTAGTTTCTGTTGGGTACGGAGTAACTTATTATACTGGGCTTGGGGATCACTTTGGGTAGTTGTTTATTGTTACGATTGGTTCCATGATGTTAATTGAGTTGAGGGTTAAACACTTGTTTTGGTTGGCCTAATAGGCAGCAATGATGATAGCCTGCTTCATCGAGGATTCCCAGTATAAGATATCGATTGGTATCTCTGGGAATTTCGAAATAGAAAGCTGGTTTCATGTAGCCATCTATGAATGTAAAAACTATCTGAGTGTTTTCTAGTAACCCATTTAGTTGTACATGAGAAAGGTAGTTATAAATAGCTTCCCTTTGATTTCTTGGGTTTTTATTCCATGAGATGAGCATATCGTCATACCAATTTGGATTATCGCATAGCTTTTTAAGTTGTTGTTGAATATACGGTGTCATGATTTGAAGTAATAATATAAGTCCTCGATTAGTTTATCCTGTTCTTCCCATATAGTATCTGATACTACGTATTCTGATACGAAATAGTTATAGAAAGGCCCAAATAGTATTTTTAATACTATGTCCTTGAGTTCGATATTGAGTTGTTCCTCTTCTTCGGTAGAACTGGGTTTGATTGCCTGAAGTTCTGCCTTATAGGATGCCGTAACGGCATCCTTTAGGGTTTGAATATATTCTGGGTTAGTTTCCTTGAGAATACTTAATTGTGATTTGAGTTCTTTACTTATCATGGGGCTTAGCGATTATGGATATGAATCCTTGTGGATATTGAGTATAGAATAATTGATAGTTCCCTGTGGGCAAGAAGACTTGCATTATGTTTGCAAGTAATGGGTAGATTTTCCATTGGTTTTCCTCTAGAAACTTGTCCCAGGCTTCTGATTCTTCGGGATAATTTCCAGAAAGTTGAATGTGATATTCCTTTTGTTCCGGAATAAATAAATTGGTTACTACCTGAATTTCGTCTGATTCCTTTTTGTATTGAGTAATAGGATACCAGATGCCCTCGGTTTTCCATTTATTGAGTTGGAACAAGGACATGCCCTGTTCCAATACGTTTAAGAGTTTATATAAGTTTACCATAGTGATTATTTATTAAGTTGTCTAATAAGTTCTGATGCAGCCAGGGAATCAAAGAGTTGGGTTTCTATTTTGTCGGATTCCCATTTTTCGAGAGCATTATATGTTGCCGTATATTGAGATATCATGTCCTCATCTTGTTCCTCGTCCTGGATGAATTCCCGGAGATGTTTTTTGAGTCCAGTAATTATGTAATCCTGATGTTCTGGAGTTAATTGAGGAATACCAAATATGATAGCTTCTACCTGTGAGGGTGAATCATCATAATATTGGTCATCAGCACCCTTTGTTAAGTCCATGTGAGAAATAATGTTTTCCCTGAGATTTTCGAAGAGAACTTCCTCTGAAGCATATGTGATGATATATCCTGAGATATAAGCAGCAAGAGGTTCATCCTCTAAGTCGATTGAATAAACCTGGATATTGGTAGCTTCCTTGTTAATGAGAAGACCATCGGAGTAATCATAAGTATAAATGGGGTGGGAAGCAAGCAGTTCCCGGATGGCCTCTAAATTTTTTAATTCTTTCATAACGTGTCTATATTAAAATTATTTGAGAAATATTTCTCATTGCAAATATACAAAATTATTTCTAAACTTGTTTTTATAACTACTTTTATTTTTATAAATAGGGAGGTTCTGGGAGGTGTTTTGAGTGCCTCCCAGAAGATTTTGTTAATATTGCCCTGTCATAGTAATGATAATGAAAAGGGATTCATCATTGAAATGTACCTGGATAGTATCTCCATATGAGTTTGACATGTAATGATGATTAGGGTTAAGTTCTTTTAATGGGTGATGTTCATCCCAATGAGAATTAATGAATTCTATCACGTATTGTTCAAAAGCATCGGATTCTCTGCAGTAGGTTTCTACCTTTTCGTCATCGTCTATAGGATACTCCCGGAATTGGAGATTGAGAGTTCCCATGTATGATTCATCCGGATTTGAGATTTCGTTAACTGATTGAGCAGTGTAACCAAAAGCATCAAGAGTTCCATCAAAGTAACCCATAATGTGATTTGAGATTTCGTTAATAGTTGTCATAAGAAATAAGTTTTGTGACCCCGTTCAAGGTCGGTTAATAATTATATTTATTTTTCTCTTATGCAAATATAGAAATAATATTTTAAATATGCAATAATTAAGGGAGCCCAGATGTTGGTACCTGTAGTGAATTCTAGTTGACGAGCAACTAAAGGTCTTGGGTTATAAGTTGTCATGCTATTGAGAAATTTAGTTGGAAAATCCATTGGTTTCTATCGAGTTGATTGAATGATATGAACATACCGTCATTGTCGGTAAAATCATTCATGAATCGAATTGCAGCAGATGCTAATTGCCCCTTATAGGGATTAGTATCGGCAGTTATTATTGATTCGAAAATGAAAGAATAATAGGTAGTATCATAGATTTGTACCTGATTAATATCCAAGCAATTGAGTTTGTAATCATCCTCTAGTTTGATTAAGAGTCCCATTAGGAAATTAAGAAGACTACCCTGTTCATCAGAGTCAAGTTCAAATGTAGATTTCTTGTCTAAGAAATTGCGAATTACCTTAGTTAATTGTTCGTCTTGATTGTAAGTTACTGAGTTCGTTTTCATATTTTTGTCTATTTTAAAATTGATATGCAAATATAAGCATTTTTATTTTTATAGAAAAATATATCTAATTTATTTTTAGGGAGGCTGAGGATGTGTACACGCTATGAAAGGCAGTGGATTAGACTGCCTTTCAATTATTAAGGTAATGGGGGAGTTAGCAAATATAGAGCCTCTCTTATAATTGAACTCTCCATAGGTTCTAAAGAGGGTTCCTTGTTCATTAGTCCACCTTTCTTCTTTTCGTTTTCAAATACTTCATGTATGGCTTGCTTTATTTTAGTAGCTAATACCTCTGATAACTCCTGAGATTTAAGAGAGATAAGTAACCCTTTTCGTATTTTCTCAACATCTTGGTTATTCTCAGTAATGGGTTTTGCTTCTACTAATTCTTGTATACCCGAGGAATATTCATCTAACCGTTCATATCCCAAATGTTGTAGGTCATTAATGAAGATACTGAATTCATCGTAAGTAAGTCTAGTATCAAAACCTACTCCATGATATAGTTGTACTAAAGGAGTAAGGATTCTTCTTAGTGTATTGAAATCCTTTAGAGGGTCTAATTCTATCTCTGACCTAATTGGTACTTTATATACCTTTTCACCCTTCAGTACCACTAGCAGAACCATTAGTCTTGGTGGTAGTCTTTTCTCGTTCATAAGCAAGTTTTTGTATTATAAGCTGTACATAGGTATTCCTTTCCTTATAGATGAACATTACCGAGAGAAGTATCTCATGTTTCGGTAATATCATCTGTATGAAATTGCCTGGAGCAATCACTGTAGCTACTACTGGAGAATCTTCCTGAGAGAAATTCTCCAGTATCATTTCTGCCCTCTTAATTGGTTCTGGCTTTGTTGGGTCCAAAGTTAGGACTGGAGCAGTTATACATTCCTTGATGCCCTGTGTTAAGGCATTATATAACCATTCATCTTTTATATCCTCTACTTGGAGGTTTTTCATTGTAATCATATCCTAAACCTATTTAAAGTCCATACACCCCGGATATTAGAGAATACCCATAGTTCCCAGTTTTTATAAAAGTTATAGGGTTTACTGAACTGGGATGTTTGAAATATTATCTGGCTTGGTGTTCTAGATAACATTTCTGCATGGCAAGTTAATACTCCAGAGGATAATTGAACTTTAAAAGCTTTAATTACATCCTCATCATTTTTAGTCTCTACTGAGGTAAGTAATTTGATAAACTCTACTTCTACACCCTGATTCATGTGTACCTTTCTAAAGGCAAATTTTTCTTTATTTTCCATACTCATTGTTTTTAGATAAGAACTCTTGAGCTAGTTCATCTTGAGTTCTTTCGATTATATTCTTTACTATAGTTTTATTCTCTACTCTAGCCCACATATGTAGCATGCCCAATTGAGCATCCATATAGCAATCTATAAGTGAAGGGTCTTTTTTGAATACTTCCCACTGTTTTACGAAGTTCATTCGAATTAAGTCCCTGTAGCCATTATCCGATATACCCTCGGTGTCTATATAAGTAGATACCCTTTTTCTTACTTCCAAAAGGATTTTCTCTAAGTTTTCGGGTAACTTGAACTTATCTGGCAATTGGTGATATACTAAAGCATTAGGTACTAATTCTTCAAATGTAAACTGGTTATCAAAGATGATTCCAGGAAATCTACCCGAGAATATTAGTGGTACCTTATATTGTAGTAGGGAAGGTACTACATCATATACAACGTAATGTTTTTGGTATTCCTTATATAGGCCAAAATATAAGTTTTCATCGAATATTCCAGATCTCCTCATCATTGCTAGTAGAGTATGATAAACTGTATTAATATGCCGATTGTTTAAATTGAATACCAAGTTACCATCCTTAATAGCAATGAGTTCCTGGCAACATCTTTTTCGTTTAAATAAGCTCATGTGATTAAAATGTAAAGTTAATGTATATGTCTCGATTTCCCTTTAAGAATGTCTCATGATTTGAGTCTTCATATTTATGACAGGCATAAGTTTGAGTAGCTCTATCGAAATGGTCTCTTACCCATACTGGTGCAGTATCGGTGGGTTTTAATTTAAAGTAAGTACCTTGATTAATCTTATTAACCTTAGTTTTCTTGTAGTCTTTCTGTATTCCCATTTTCCTCAAGATTATTTGACTTAAAGCTTCATATATGTATTCTTCTGGACTTTCCTTTGTATTAGGAAAAATATTCATAAAAGTAGAAAAGGTTACATTTACTACTTCTCCTTGAGGATTAGTCATAAGTAAGTGTACCCGATTATTAGCAGCTAAATAAAAAGCATCCAATTGATAAAGGTCATCAAACATCCTTATTTTAATAGATTCAGATAATTGAATATGAGGAACTCCTCCAGATTTAGTTCCCTCTGGGTCTAGAAAATCTTTCCTACAAAGGAAAGATGCCATTAGTTGTTCAAGGTTTTTCATATTTTTGTCTATATTAAAATTGATATGCAAATATAATTCTTTCTTTTTAAATATGCAATATCCTGATATAACTATGGGAGCTTACTATTTCGGAGGAATTGAGATGCAAATGAGCCATCTTCTTTTTCTTCTTCCCCGAAGTCTTCATATTGATATAACTCTGGGTCTTCTTCATCTGGGTCTATATTCATCTCTATTTCTCTTCTCAATTCATGATGTTCCTTTGAAAATGAAGCCATTGCTCCCTTATAGTCATCCGTGATTTGCATTAGCTCGGCTTTATTCAAGTTAAGCCCCTCCTTACTAGTATCTACTCCCTCTTGTTTAGTAGCAACAACTTCTGGTAAACTACTGAGGTCATATCTTGACTCTAACAGTTTAGCTTCTTCGGTTTTATCCATTACCCTTTGGGATTCCAATACAATTTGACGGGCTTCTTCAACTGTGATAGCATTTTGCTGAGTCACATTGTTCTGTTGATTAAATTGAGCAAATATATTAGTAGTGCTCCCTCCAGTAAGATTACGTACAATTGATTGAAGTGAAGTAGAAGATTCAAGTTTTAATTTAAGTGCTTTTCCTAATTCAGAAGATATGAAAGGTACATATTTTCCACCCTGAGACTCTCTCAAGATGTTAACCTGATGGGCTATTTCCATACGGTCTTCTAATGCCCATGCTAGTTGTTCTCCCATTAACGCTTGAAGTAAATCTTCTGCTTTTTCTTTATCCCATATTCTAGACCTTAATAGCCTATCTCTCATAAATACCCGTATGTAGTTAATATCTATACCCATACGGTATGAGAATGTATTGATATCATAAGTGATACCACATAATACTCCATTACCCATCAGCCATTGATTAATAATGTAGTTGTGTATCTTTATCAGAAGTTCATCATTTGGGTTCTTCTGATATTCTAATGCCATTGCAGTAGTCCCCATAGGTCTTGGGAATCTTACCATTTTATTTTCCTTTTCTGACATACAAATGAGATTTTCTAATATCGGAACTTTCATCATAACCTACATACTCTAAATCGTACATTACATACAAATTCAAAGATAGGTTATAGAAATATCCCTTATATTTTTTCTTACTTACTGATAAATTAAAAGGTTCACCAGAGATTAGGTCCCTGGTGAATACTAAATTACCTTTCCCAGTGATTGGAATATTAAAGCAAAGCTTATAATCCCCTACCTTAAATTTATTCCCATGCAGGTCTGTGATTTCCCTTGCCATATTTTACCTTTTTAGGATTCGAGGGTTTTTTGTCTTGTTTACTACGGTAAGGGTTATTAGGCCTTGGGTCATTTTGGATAATCCCCTTTTGTTCTTCGATTAATTTTTGTACCTCAGGGAATAATTTTTTCCTCAGAGGTACTACCTGCGTAGCGAAAAAGGCATTCCATAATTTCTGAGTAAATGGTTCCCCTACCTTAAGTTTCGAAATTGCCCAGAATTTAGTTTCGAAATTCTTTATTATTTCCTTAAACCGATAATAATAGATATATCCGTACTTTGGATTTATACCAATAGTGGTGTTTTGGCAATAATCTAGAAAATCTTTACCTAATTCGGATATAAACTCTTCCCTTTTAAAATCATAGTTCTCTTGGTCGAGTTTAAATAGTTTGACATAATCTATTGCTTCCATATAACTTTACTTTGTGATTATTAACTTGGGATGTTCATCAGTTATCTGAAATAAATATCCCCTTATATCATCCTCATAGTATGAGGACCAATAAACCCTTCTAATCCGAAAATTATCAAGGATTGCCCCTTTCGGTATGCCCGTAACATAAAGCCTATGCTTAGGCATCATAGGGGTTATTTCAAATTCACCAGTAGTGAGTAAATTACCATAGGTACCATAATCTGGCATATTACCAGTAAAACCTGTAGGTTGTAATACATCCATTACTAAGGTGGTTTGTGGTAATTCTCTTTGATTACACTTGATTATCAGTTTCGATTTACCTATATATAGGTCTTTTACTATTGTCCCAAACATCTGTATATGATTATGTGAGTGATACCCTTTTCCTTGAAGTAGAATTGGTTCTGTGAACGTTCCTCTAACTTCTTTAATTCTCTACGAGATTCAGTACAAATTCTTTCTGACTTCCGAAGTATGTCAGATAGATTATCCCAAATAGGTGCCATAGGTTCTACTGGACCTGCATAAACAATTTCGTGTTTAGCATCAATCTGAGGATATTTTGATTTGTACTGATACTTACCTTTGAGGTAAAGCACATTATACTTTTCGGGTTCGTTTCTTTTTGCGTTTTCCATTTTTGTTATTGTTAATGTAATCGGATATATTATCGAGTTGACCTAAAAGCAATGCTTGAATAAAGATGTGTATAGGCCTGAAAAAGAAATTCCTTACGTTATTGGGATTGATATACCAATCGTAAACTATAAAGAATTTCTTAATTTTAGAATGCTTAAGTGAATGCTGAATTAGATAGGACTTACAACATCGTTTATGTAATTCGACTAACTCTTTATCCTGTTTTAGCATCTCCTTATCAGAGAAGATAGTGTAATCCATTTTGTATGAATTGAGATGCCCAGGTAATTATCCCGGGCACTTGGTTAATAAAGGTTTATGCAACTTGTTCTGGTTTGAGGACCTTCTTTTTAAAGTCCTCGTATGCTTTAGCAGCAGCCTTGAATTCCTTGGAGTTCTGGTCCTTGATACGAGCCATTGCAAGTTCCAATCGATGGAGTTCGTTTCGAGTTTGTTGTCTCCATTTCTTCCGAGCAAGAGTATCAACTACATCGGCAGGGTATACGTATTTAACTTCCCGATTAGAAATTACCTGTTCGATGATGGATGGTTTTTGTTGTTCCTTAACTTCCTTGACAACCTGTTCCTTTTTGGAAGTTTTGGTTTTGGGAGAGAGTTCTACCAATTTGGCATTGGCAAAATTAGTGGCAGCTTCTTGAGCATCTTTTACCAATTCCTTTTTAGTCTTTTTGGCCTTAGGAGCAGAAGCCTTAGCAGTCTTAGAATTTTTAATTCCTTCAAGTTGTTCGGCAACCTTAGTTGCAACCAGGTTAGTAACCTTTGTTTCATTCTTTTTCATAACGTCTATATTTAAAATGTTAGTAAAATGATTAATTTCTTTTTCTGATACAAATATAAGAACTTTATTTTAAATAGAAAAATTTTATTTGAATTCTTTTCTATTTGCTCGGGTTAATCGGCTAGGAAGTCGAAGATTTCTGGAGGATAGTTAATTTCATCCTCTGGGTCATTTATGTAATCTTCGTAATCCTCGTTATATTTATCGTAAATGTTATCTTGTGATGTATTGGGTACCCTTGTACATCTTTCAGGATATTTCTTTACGAAGTCATAGGCTTCTTGAGTAGTCATTACCTTGTCTGAGATAAATTCGTAGGTTACATAAGAATAAGTTTCACCCAATCTAGAAACTTCATATTGCTGGTATCCAGATTTCTCAATCTTATAGATTTGATTTTCTGGAATCGTTTCTATTTCTACCCTATATTTATACCATTGCTTCTTTTTCTCTTCCCTTGGTTTAATTCCCAGGCTATCTGAAAGATAATGTAACCTGGTCAAGGGACTTTCTAAACGAGAAGGAGCAATGCTCACTTCCTCTATGGGGGCATTATTCTTACTCCCTAAGTAAAGTAGCATTGCTCCTATGGCAATTAATAAACCCTTAGTTATTTTAGTTCCGGAGTTCATACCCAGTAGTTTTAAACTTATCTTTGATATTCTTTGCCAAGTATTTACCTTTTGATTCTGCTTGGTGTAATTCATTGCAAACCTCGTAAGGTACCTTATCATATCGATATACCCTATTTCCCTTAAAAGCAACCCAAAGTTGTTTTTTCTTTGAGTCATAACCAAAGCCCTCAATATTAGAGGATTCGCAAGGAATCATTTCGACTCCGGTGTTCATTTCTACTGATTCTAAGTATTCGTTCTTTTCCATGTCTATATTAAAATTTTAAAAGTGTTAGTTCTGGGTGGAATTTGAGATTTGCCCTCTGGAATATTGCCCAAGTACCAAGTACTCCCTGAGAATTAGTATGTACCCATTCATCTTCCATTCTGAATAATATGTGAGAGCATACCAGCATTTGGTATTCACTTAGCATATTTATCAGTTGAGGAGTATTCTCGATTTCCATGTATAATTCAATGTGCTCATCTAGTGCTCGAATTATTTCGTCATCCTCAATCTGAAGGAGTTTTTTGATTAAGTCTTGGGCAATATCATTTCCATTTTTAACGTCCTCTTTGATTGAGTTGAGTGATTCAATCTGAATACCAGCAATGAGCTTTACGATGTCTTTTGTTTCCTTGTCCATAATTAAATTTTCTTTATGCAAATATACTAAAATTATTTTATATAAAATACTCTTTTAATAAATACGGAGGTAAGTGTTAGCGGATTCTATTGAAGGATCTTAGGTTAGGATTTAATACCCTTCTAAACCTGGTATATTATCTCTTTTCATTTACAAAATCATTTTTAAAGATTAGCCCATCTCTATTCTTTAACTTTTCGTATACCGAATTGGGCAATAACACATCCCTTGACCATCTCATAAAGAATTTAGATGGTTTCTTTTCTGGATTAAGGAGTAATTGCCTCTGTTCTGTAGAGAATTTAACCCTTTCATCTTCTAACATGAAAGTAGGAAGTTTAGTGAATTCTGCCTGAGAGAAAGAGATTACGTTTTTACCAACTTGGGCCCTTAATGGTTTCTTCCTTTCCTTATAGAGATAGGGGATAATCTTTTTCGAAGGTCCCCCAAGGATGCTAAAACCAAAGATTACCATGGGGTCAAATTTATCTGCTTTTGGGTCCTTAGCCCGTTTGATACATCTTGCCATCCAAGAGAATGAATTTGGATATTGCTTATTGTCGGTTGCTTCTCCCACATCCTTTTTATTGAACTCAAATCCAGGAAAGTGAAATAGAAAGTCCTCAGTAAGGATAAATACAAATCCCAATCCCCTAAGATATTTAATGATATCTTGTTGGCTTTTACCCTCTTCAACCATTTTCTCTACATCTGAAAGAATGTCCTCCCTTGGTGATTCCAATTCCTTAGTTGTAGACCCTGCAGGTCTTCCTCTGCCAACATTAGGTGCCTTAGCAGGCAATGTACCAGATAACCTATCTAAGTATTCTTTGAAGTTATCAATATCTTGTTTATTAGTAAGAGTTACTTCTACTCTTATGGGACCGTTATGCTGTACCTTTGGACCTGAATTCATCTCGGTATAGGCATCTACCAACCTATCGGATAATGGGGTACCATTCTCTGATAGTGTAGTGATTCTAAGTTTTGGTTTATATACTTCTTGTTCCATTTTCGACTTAATTAGAAAATAAAAGGCCTGAACAATTTTTATATTGCCAGGCCTTCTACCATTATCAACGAATACTCAAAAATATGATAAGTAAAAGTAAAAAGTGCTCTTATTAATCTTCTTCTTTAGCGGCCTTCTTTTTCTTCTTGTCTTTGGCCTTCTTATCTTTCTTATCGGAAGCTGGTTTTTCTTTTACCTTTTCTTCCTTCTTTTTCTTAGTTTCCTTTTCCTCCTTGGGAGCCTTACCTGAAGCAAGTTTTCTTTGCTCCATACGATATTTTTTCTTCTCAGCCGAAGTCATTTCTCTGCCATCGATGAGAGGATAATCGTATTTGGTAGCTGTTCTACCACCATTCCCCTTCTTTTCTTTTTTCTCTTTGGCAGCCTTCTTCTCAGCTTTTTCCTTCTTCTCTTTTTCCTTGAGTTTTACCAATTTCTTGTTGTTCTCTTGGTCAGCTTCAGGATAGGCAGCAGCAACTTTGTCTCTTTCCTTATTGAGCTTGTTTACAAGTTCGGTAACCTTTTTACCATGTTTCTTGTCCTTGGTCCAATCCTTAGTTGGGTCCAACTTGTTCTCTTTAAGGTAAGCATCCAAAGCTTTCTTAGCCTCTGTGAGTTCTGGAGTCTTGGATTCCGATTTACTCTTCTTTTCGTCTTTCTTAGCCATTTTCATTTATATTAGGTGAATAATTAAATTTCCTATTTACATAATACCATAGTTATACCTTCCTAATTTGGGTTGGGATTTCTTTAATTTCTAGGATTTCTAAACTGCATTGTTTTAAAACTGCCTCGAGTTGAAGTATATCTTCTACCTCTTTCTGAGATAAGTCCGTAAAAGTTTGTTCAAAAGTTTCTTTCTGTTCCCCCCTTATAAAATTAAATTGGGCAACAATATAAGTCCCATGAAGTTTTTTATTCAGGGCTCCTTTAAGAGATATGAGTTTTCTTTTCAGATAATTACTCTTCAACCTATGGGATTGGTATTCGCCTTTCTTACCCTTACTAAGAGCTACCTTTTTAAGGTACGAAACATAATCTAATTCTCTGAGAGTTTGATTAATGTTTCCCACTAATAATCTTAAGTCTTTTTCCATTTGGGTCTTTGCATTACTTGGTTAGATACTTCCTGAGTTTCTTCTGATAGCATTTCTCTTGCCTCATTTATTATATTGATGGCAAGTTCCCTTTCATCTGGCCCCAGGTTTAATTCTTTATCTTCTAGTGCATCAGTATAAGTATTTATTAGATTATCCAATGCAAGTATTCGAATATTCTTTCGAATTGCTAATTTCTCTTCTTCCATGGGTATAAAAAATTAAAGCCCACTACCTTCGCAGGCAATGAGCTTTTGGCTGAACAACGTCTAAGTGTAGGTGTTATTCATATGAACTTAAACTCTAAATTTATATAGCAGACATATGGGATAGTAGTTAGTAAGTTAGAGTTTAATCTTCTGATTCTTCCTCTTCTTCTTCCTTAGCCTTTTTGTTTTTCGGAGAACAAATAACGCCATGTCCTTTCTTAGACTTAACGGTAAGAGTTCCCGGAACGAATGAAACTGAAGTTGATACCGGTTTGCCATCCGTAACCAATACAGAAGTAACCACTACACCCTGATAGCCTTCCTTGTTCTTAACGGCATAACCAAAGTTCATTACCTTGGATTTGTCGTTAATGGAAATAACGTCGATTTGCTTGCTGTTAGGGCGTTGTTCAGCCGGCCGATTCTTGAGTGCCTCTTGACGAGCTTTACGTTTAGCTTCTTTTTCGGGGTCTTTTTCCTTATCCCCTTTCTTCTTGGAGTCTGATTTCTTTGTTGCCATAATTTTTAATGTTTTATAAGTTAATGGTTATTATAAGTAAACTTCTACGTTTATTAATAGTTGATAGTAAAGGTAGGGAAATTTCCCTACCTTCTTTTAAATCTTGAATACAGTTACCAGATTACTTTTTCCCTTTCTTGCCTTTACCTTTGGTTTCTTTCTTTGCCGGCAATTTGAGACCGAGTTCTTTGGCAATTGCTTTACGGAGTTTTTCGACGTCGTCTTCATCGTAATTGTCTGGGTCAGTTTCAAGATCTTTGTCGTCGCAGACATCCTCAAGTTCTTCGAAGTCCATTTCGGCAAGTTCTTCACCGGTCAGTTCTTCCTCTTCTTCTTCCTCTTCTTCTTCCTCTTCGGAATCATCATCACCATCATCATCATCGTCATCATCCGATTCCTCTTCTTCTTCCTCTTCGGAATCATCATCATCGTCTGATTCTTCCTCTTCTTCTTCTTCCTCGTCATCGGATTCAGAACCGAAAAGGTTTTCGGCTTCTTCGGCAGAAAGCATGATAGGAGCAGGGATAATCTTTACTGAGCCGTCTTCGTACTTAATGATGATTGCACCATTGATTTCTGTTCTGGAAACTTCTTTCAGTTCCACTTCTTTTTTCTTCTTAGCCATTTTCGTAATGTTTAAGTTGGTTAATAATTTATTTATATCACTCTGTTATAAGTTTCTTTACCAGTATGGATTTCTGAGTATACCCAGATTTTACTAATTCCTCCTGAGCAATATTGAATTGTTTTATCTCATCTAGAGTTGTCTTTAATTCTAATTGAGATTCAATTGTTATTGCCTGAGAGGCAAGTTCCTTGTCACCTTGATAAGTGACTATCTTAAACTTCTTACCTGCAAATGGGTTTGCTGGTTGATGTGCTGTGATTTTAAAACCTTCGTTATTATTCATTGCTATATTTAATTTTAGTTATCCCAGGAATACCCACCTTCCCAAATACTTCGGTATGGGATTTGTATTTCCCTTTTATCATTGTTTTATAGTTATCGGATAATCGAATTGGGTAGACCCATATTTTATTTTCTATCATCCTATTTGTCATTATATAAGCATAAGACCTTCTAAGTTTAATACTCTCTAATGGAACAAACCCTTGAAATAATAGAGACTTCTTAATAAACCTTTCTTTAGGCAAATACCCTAAAAATTTAAGTGATGCCTCATCGAATATTTCAAGCATATCCCTTTGTGCTTTGATAAATAGTACCTTTTGTATTGGGATGTTCATCTTCTTTCTTAAATATAAAGCCAATGAACTTACCAATGGAGGATACTGCAGGAATAACAGATTGAATTTATGTTTCTCCTCTTGACTCAGCCTGTTGTAAATCCTGTAGGATAGCAAGATTGATTTGTAATCTCTTTTGCCTTGTATACTTGGGAGATATGCCTTGCCGTTGTCCATAGAGTTTGATTGAGTACCTTTCATTGAATTCCTTTTTTCCTTTAGACTTAAAGACTCGGTGCATTTGTACCATAAATCTTCTTCGTCGGTGTTTATCTATGTGATATTCATCGGGCATTATGAACTTCCTTGCTTTTACGAATTTACCCTTAAACCAGAATTTAGTACTACCCTTTTTAAGAAGTTTACCATTCATATCGGATAATTCTCTAATGCCTTGTTTTATAAGTTTCCTCCCAGATATTATATGGATATACTGAAGAACATCTACACCATAAAGATAAACTAAGGTAACCTTTACTTGGTGTCTAGTAAAGTATGGTATACCGGTTAGATGTTTCCTATATAATTTCTTTTCAGTAACAATCTTATTGGTAGTATCTGGTCTCCAAGTCCATATATAATATCTATCTGGTCGTATGGGTCCGTTGTTACTTTCCTTTAGTTTTACCATTTATATTCCTCTTTGCCATTCTATACCAAAGATTGATAGATTTCTCATTTGCTTCGGGGAATTTCTTTTTCATTCTCCGAATAACTCTATCAAGTTCAAAACCTTTTGCAGTTAATTCGAATACATAAGATTTCTTTGTACCCTTGATAAGATTAAATTCATCCCTCTCTCTTGGTGGTTTCTTTTCTCGAGGTTTCTTTATCCCAGGAACTCGTTTGGTTCTTCTTTGCCCATTTTCCCCTTCTTCTCCGAGAAACCCAAGCCTTAATCGAGAATTTCTTAATGGGTCATCTTTCGAATACCCAATATTTTCTAATTGCTTATCCATCCAATCGTCATATTTATCAATTAACGATTTATCGGGCTTTTCTTCTGATACATTGATATAATGTAATAAGTCAAATACCCCAGCAGAACAAGCATCAGGGAAAGGCATCCCTAATATGATAGCCTTTCTCTTTAAATCCTTATAAGTCATGTTTCTCCCAGAAGCACCAAGGAAATTTGATTTCTCCTTGGATGGAGCTTTCATGTCTTTTCTACTCTTTTTTGCCATATCATTAATATTTTAAAGTATTCATTTATTTTCTTTGCAAATATAAGAATAAATAATTTAATCTTATCTTATATTTTTATAAAAATCCGAGGTTTTTGCTCGGTTCGCAGCAGTGGATTTAGGTTTTTTAGGCTTTCTCTTGATATGTGTGTTATAAGCCATATCCAATTTCTTAATATTGAATTCTATGTTGTTCACTTGATTATAGTTTACTGCTTTTTCCACACAGCAACGGTACTCTGGCCAGAATTTTTGTCCAAGCTTAACAGATTCGGTTTTAATCATGAACTTAGATACCATAAAACCAAAGGTATCAGCATCATCTTTAGTTTTAAATACATACATGTAGAATCTACTAAATTCATCTACTACTTCATCCAAAGGTCTTACTGGTAACAATAGGTAACCATCAGTATATAGGTCCTCAGATATTAAAGCTACCCAATACTTTTTCTTTCCTGGTTTTACTTTATACCTAAACCTTTCCTTGAGTTTAGTGTGCATCCAATCCGGTACTCTATTAAGAAGATACTTGATATATATCTTATCCTTCTTATTCGACCGCCTTTTAAATGCAGATGGCTGTTGTAGCATCCTTGGAAGTATTCTAAAGTTATTCCACCTATCAAATTCAAGAATTAATCTTAGAGTATCTATGTCCCATTCATCATCAGACTCCTTTAACCTCTTCATGTTTCTCTCTATATTTTTAGAGTTTACCTTTGGGAGTAATTGAGCCGAGTCTCCTGTGAATAAGCTTGCTTCTTTTCTTTTTAATCGTTTCTCTAAACATCCCTCCATATAATCTTGGAAATTCCTCTCACAGGGGCAATCTGGTCGAAAAATAGAAGTGTGTTTCTCAAAAAAATCCGAGAATAGCCTAAAGAATTTCTCTGACCGTTCCCGGATTTCAAGATACTTGTAATGAGATAACTTTAAAATTTCACCAGCTTCCCATGAAGATTTACTTTCTGATAGTTGAAGGAATAATGATTGTTGTTCTTTATCAATTAAACAACTCCAGGCTTTTTGTTGAGCTTCGTTCATAACATTAAATTCTCCTATATCTCATTATACTATCAATTGCTTCATTGGTTATCTGATTAGGGTCATATTCCCCAGAATTAGCATAAAGCTTATCTGGGTCATGATTTAAATATACACTATAGATAACGTTGTCAAAAGGTAACCATACTTCCATTCTTCCCATTTCAGGGTATATAAGAACTTTTACTCTTTTACAAAGATGGTCAACCTCTAATACTGTAGCATCTACTCCCTCATAAGGATAACCCCGTAATACTAAGTAATCTCCAGGCTTTACATTGACTAAATCATCTACTGAAAACTTCTTATTCTCTCTAGCAATACGTTTAAATCGCCTTACTTCTTTTCTACTACAAGTAGCCACTAAAGAAAAATCATCAAAGTCTTCTGCATTGTCAATCCTTACCTTTTTCTTTCTTGGGTGCATTGTCTCGGTATTACGTAACCAAGTTCTGATACCAGATATATTCCTACGTAACTTATTAAGAAAGGGCCTTGAGAATGCTAATTTAGTGGGCATTCTCATAAAACCATAATTGAATAATACTGGTACTTCTTCGAATACCATCTTACCCTTTGTGGTTTTTCTTAATACGTTTACCATAGGAATAATTGCCTTGATTTGGTCATACCCCTTTTCTTTGAGTTCTTTATTGATTTTATCACAGTACTTCCTTTCAAGGTAAAATATACAATATGAGTATGGGGTATGCTTCTTCATAGGTTACCGGTTTTTAAGAATTAACTTAGCTTGTTTATGTACTAACTTATAATTTACATTCTTCAATATGTCACTAGCCATGAATACATAAAGAATCTCATCTATCTTTGGTACATCAATTACCATAATATTGGCTTTATCGAATAGGGGTTTATAGAATACGGAAGATAAATCCTTTCCAACTACAAAGAAAAATTCTTCTGATGGCATTGAATTATATCTCATACAGAGTATGGGAACTTTATTTGCTCTTTTTGCATCCTTAGAAGCTTGTTCCCAGAATTTCAATATATCGCATCCCTTATTACCTAAGAGTAGATGTTCAAACTTAATCTCTTTATAATTCTTGCATTCGATAGATATCTTACATCTATGAGCATGCCTTTCATCAGTACAGGTTAAATCGGAAGTGGAGTCCTTGTTTGAATGCCAAGCTCCACTCCCTGCTCTATTCCTTTCGAATTTGTACCCGGTCCATTTCGTAAAAAACCCGGCAATTTTTCTTTCGAATCTTGAACCCTTATTTTTGCTGTTTATTGACATAACAAAATTTATCTTTATACTTAATAAGACCCTTACCTTTCAAGATTCTACGAACTGAAGAGATATGAATCGGTAATATGTTAGCTATCTCCCTTACACTCAAACCTTGGTTATAAAGGTTATGTACATCGTTATAATAAATAATCTTATTTGGAGTTGGTAAACAACCATCAAACCAAGCCTGTAAGGTATTATCTAACTCGGTGCCCCATTTAAGATTTTTAACTCTGCAATCCCTTTTGTTATTATTGAGGTGCATTACTACTGGTAGACCATCCGGGTTAGGAAGGTAAATAGTAGCTACTAAACGATGTAATAACCAAGATTTTAAATCTATCTTACACTTTAGATAACTATCGGGTTTACCATCCGAATATACGGAAATCCTTACCCATTTAAAATCCCCAAGATATCTGTAAACTCTACCATTTTTAGAAACATAATACTTATGACCTGGTACATTGGGTTTCCATTTAGGCCTAAGTATTATGTTTCTACCATGTTTTATAGCAGAGTATAAATTACTAAAAGTTTTCATCTTCCTGTCTTGTTAAAGTTATATATCCTTATAGTAATTGGTACCTACTCAGGCCTTGGGTCTTTTCCACTTGCAGAATTTTGGTATTACCAAGAGGAAGTGAATCTAAGTGGGTTATCAAGAATAGAGTTTTCTCTTTGAATATGTGACGTATTAGTGAGGTAACTACTTCTACGTTATCTGAACTTAAAGATTCAAATACTTCATCGAGAAATGCTAAGTTAATACCCTTAGAAGCCGTAAGAGCTTCATTCATTGCAAATGCCATTGCAACATTACATAATTGTTTTTCTCCACCGCTAAGTTCATCATAATCAATTATTTGCCCATCCCTTTCAATAAGAGTAACAAATTCTTTTCTAGCAGTGCCCAAATCAATATTAAATTCAATCCTAAATCCCAATACCTCTGAATACTTATCAAGGCATTTATTTAAGAACTCAAGGGATGAATCAAATAGATAAGCCTTAATCCCATTATTACCCAATGGGTCATTAATTAACCAGTTATAATTCTCTAACTCTAACTCTTTATTGTGAAAGTCTTCATCAACCTTCCGTAAATTCTTCCTAATCTCCTTAAGTTTTTGTTTATACTTTGGAGACATGACCTTAAGCTTTTCTTGCTTGAGCTTAGCCAGGTCTTCGTCAATAGAAGCAATATCAGAAGCAATATCATCACAGTCTGATTTTAATTTCTTATACCTATCATTTACACTACTAAGTTCTTCCAACCTTTCTAATGCCTCCTGATACTCCTTATCGTATTTATCAAGGTCAGAAAACGCTTTATATATTGATTTAGCATCACGTAACGCACGTTTGTAGTGACCGGCTTCTAACTGTATTACCAATTCTTTGATTACTTTCTTAAGGGGTACATTCGATAAATTCTTTGCATCTTTTATCTTACTCCTCAAATCAAGGATTAGTTCATTTTGTTTTTTAATCTTTATCTGAAGCGAAGCATCTACTTCATCCTTGATTTGTTTTTGTTTTTCAATTAGTAGCTTAGTTAGCTTTTCTCTATCTTTCCTTAACTCTCTTCTTTCTTCTTTGATTTTTTGCTTGAAGGATTTTTCTCTATCTCTCATATCGAAGTAAGCTTCCTTGTTAGCCTCTAATTCTTTCTTAAGCATTTGAGACTCATGCTCTACCTCATTTATTTGAGATATCAAGTTATTTTTATCTTGTAATGCAATGCCTTTAGCAAGGTTTAAGAACTCTAAGTCAAATACTTCTTCGAATATCTTTTTCTTATCCGAATTAGATTCTTGTATAAGTCTCTTTATACCCTGACCAAACATGATTGAGTTCATAAACAGAGTATATGATAAACCTATCTCTCTGTTTATAAAATCCTGTATCTTCCCCTTCCCTTTGATATCAACTATATCCCCATCTTTCATGAAGATAAGTCTGTCTTTACCTTTAGCACCATCCTCAAGTACTTCATCATACTTTTGACATCTAACTATCTTATATGTATGAGAATCTTTCTGAAAATATACTTGTACCTTAGTACCCTTGTAATCTTTAGGCCTTACTTGCTTCCAAGTATTTACCTCAGAAACACCCTTTAGGTTTTTCCCATATATTGCCCATACCAAGGCAGAGAGAATAGTTGATTTCCCTTTCCCATTTGGGGCCTTGATAAGTATGGTACAAGTTGGGTTTAATTGTAGATGTAAGGATTCTATTGAACAAAATCCTTCTGCCTCTAAGTTTAAGAACGTTAACATGACTCAGCCTTTTTAAGTGTTTCAATTAATAGATTAGTTTTAACCTCATCTTTAATACCTTTCTCTCTTAGGTATCTCTTTGCTAGAGACTTCTTAGAAAGTTGCTTAGTAATCTTATGTTTGTTATTAACTGGAGTACTAGCTTTTTGAGGGATTACCGTATAATAATTGCCATCATCATTAATATCCTCTTCCCTTTCTACATCGATGAACTTTGGGAAATTTTTCAAAGGTACAAACTTCAGAGACAAATCTTCATAGATTTTCCAATATCCCAATTCACATCCCCTATCGGTTCTCCTCTGATGGTTAGGGGCTCCAATCATATAAACCTTCTTTGATAGTCTTTGTGGTTTGTGTATATGCCCACATAATACTAAATCGAACTTATTGAGAACATTCACATTTAAGTTTTCTACGGAATCTATTTCCCTACCATCTGTATCTTTTGCACCAGGATAATCGGTGTGTAGTAAAAGAATATTCTTTTTACTTTTATCTAATTCTAACTTCTTTAAGTATTCACTTAGACCCACATTATTATCAATATAAGGAACCCCATATACCATAATATCTTTATGTGTAGAAGATAGTTGGGTTTTTTCATAATCTAATATCATAATACCATACTTCTCTACTTGATAAAGCCAGCTAAAGGGTTTAGTACCAACCTTACTTATTTTCTTAATATCATGATTTCCAGATATGGCATATATCCAAAATCCTTCGATTAGTTCATTATAACATATCTCTGCTAATTCTTGGTCCATTGTTTCGGCCTTATGAAATAAGTCTCCACAAAATAATGCAGGACAGTTAAACCTTCTACATAATTTCCGTATAATCGACAAAACCCTGAAACTATTCAGGGTCCTGTGATTGTTCTCATTAAACTTAGCCCATAGATTTATATGTAAATCTGAAAAGGCTATTGCTATTACTTCTTTCCCCATATCCCATCTAAATGGTAATTGATTTGTTCCGTTCTCATACCTAAATCGAGCTCAGATATACAAATAGTGGGTATTTCCCAATTTGCAAGCAATTCCCCCATAAGAGATGATATCTGAACTTGGAAGAATCTGTTAAGTATTCTCTTACCATTATCTTCCATTGACCAATGCTTATAAGTATCTAGATTTAATGGTAAGAAGATTGCTACATCACATTGACCTTCCATTAAAGTCTTACATTGACAGAAAAAATGTTCCATTTCACATTCTGGTAAAGTTCTTGATTGCTTATACCAAAAATAAGCAGCCAAATCTGCATAACTCCTATCAGTTACGAAGTATTCTCTATCCTTGAATAACCTATTCCTTTTGTTCAGAAGTTGAAAATCTGCTTTATACATTGCCTCCGAACCGAGGGATAATATTTCATTATGTGATACCCCTTCAGTAGCAGGTAATAAATCTGACATACTACCAGAAATAAAAGGTAGATCTTCTCTCTTAGCTACATACTTAGCTAAAGTAGTTTTCCCTATACCAGAGGGACCCACAAACATAATTCTCTTACTCATGATGTAATGCTTTAAATGGTTTTATAAATTCATTTGTCAAAAATGATGCTAAAGAGTATTCGATACAAAGCTCTTTGAATTTCTCATACTTAAACTTCTTCTTTGACTTAATTGGTAACTTATCCAATGGATTATGTCTTACAAACCAGAAAAGGTCGATTAACTGTTCATTCCTTTTCCATATTTGAAGATATTCTTTGTTCTTACTCTGGGCAATAAACTTCTCAATTCTACCATCATCAAGGATTTTCCTTGCTTTTACTGGGCCTATACCCGGGAACCCTGGTATATCATCGGAAGTATCTCCAACCATTGCAAGGTACTCTACCGTTTCATGAGAATGATAACCGAATAATTCTTTGCAGTTATCCATTCTTATCATCTCATCTTTTCTGGGATTATATATCCTCAGGTTATTTGATAGCAACTGGTTAAAGTCTTTATCTGATGATATAAGTATCATTTTCTCGGATTGGAATTTTTTAATTGCAAGGTATGCTAAGAAGTCATCTCCTTCATATACTGTAGATTTCTTTTTATCGAAGATATAATTAATTCTTAGCATACCCAGCATTTTCATTATAATTGCCTTTTGCTTTTGCAATGATTCGTAATCTACAGATATGTTTTTTCTATGTCCCTTGTAATTGGGCAATAACTTCGTCCTTACTGGTGAATGACCATTATCGAATGAAATATAAACCTCATCCGGTTCGAACCTTGTAAGATACATATGTAGAGATTTGAAAAATCCGAATATTGCCCCACTCGGTTTGCCATCGGTAGATTTAAGTTTTTCGAACTTATGAAAAGACTGATGGAGAATATTCTCTCCATCAATCAGTAATATTGTTTTCTTATTCATCGTCTTCCTCCTCCTCTTCTGAATCTGAATAGTTTTCATATTCTACACCATCGACTGGGAATAGATTTGTTTCTATTTTCTCCAGTTGTTTTTTAGTAGTACCTATGGTATTTACTCCAGCTTTCCGTAAAAGTTTTCTACGAAGTTCATCGTCTTCTTCCAGAAGCTTTTGGAATTTCTCTTCTCCTCTTGCAAGAGTTTTCCCTTTCAATTTATACCCACCAGTAGTTTTTTCGATTACATCGGTATCTACCAATACATCTTCTAAAGCATAGCATCTGTCAAACCCGACTTCGTGGAATTTAGGATTGAAATATACAGGGCATTTGCTGATTGTAGGTCGAGGAGGAGCAACTTTATTTTTAATAAGTCTGATAGTGACAAGTTTCCCAGCTTTCCTTTCTTTCCCATTTTGTTTAATGGTAACAGACCTTCCTGAATAGAAAGCAGCTCTGATTGAAGCGTAGAACTTAAGTGCTGCACCTCCTGTAGTTGTATTATGTACTACTATACCCTGTTCAGTAGAACCAGCTAAAAAATTATGATTATCTGGGATGGTAATATCGTATTTTTTACGCTTATAGGATCTTTTAAATCTTCGATTTGTTTTATCGAACTCTTTATTTATGGAAACTATCTCTACCTCTAAAGGTATATAAGTTTCTTGGTATTCCAGAGTAAAGGGTATATATTTACCCTCATAGCCAGGCAATAACTTATACTGCATTGATTCAATAACATAAGGTGATATCATTTCCATCAGTTTAATCGAACTCTGATTAGTAAACTTGATACCATGTTCGTATAATTTATTATCTAAACCACATACTTTACTAAGGTAATTAGACAGCCTATTTAAATCGGTTCTTCTCGGAGATATAGATATGCCCACCGTTACATTATTATATCTATGCCCATCATCCATATACCATATTGCTAGAGTTATTGGAGATAAGGGTTTAGATAAATCCCATAGTTTTAAGGGGTCTCTTTCTTTACCTATCTTATTATATATATCCCTAAGTTCGGTATATCCTATTTTACTAATCAGCTTTGATTTTTTATTAGCTTTCCTCTTCATAGGAAAAGCTTTTCCTATCATATCGGATTTCCATATCAGATAATCCTCTTGTTTACCATTACTAAATGTAATCCTTGTAGTAGAATTATTTCTACCATTATACAAAGAACAGTCAAAAGGTATAGTACCCCAAAGAAAATCCCTTAATGTACCATTTATTACTCTCCTCTGTTTAGAGATTAATTTATCATGTATATCTATGTCTTCGGCCTTTTTCCAACCATGATTAGTTAAACAATGATGAGTATATGTACAAGTAAACCCATTAAACCCATTTATAGTTTCTGGGCCTTTAGTCTTAAATTGAATCCACTTTTTAGTTTCTGGTTTTACTACCCAATCAATTATTGGCTTTGGTTCAAATATATGTTTTTCTTCATTATAACTCCATACCTCTTTGGATATTTTGTTCTTAATAATTTCCCCTATTTTCATAGAAGTACCGTCTACGAAAGGTATCATAGTATCATAATGAAGACAGGTGTTATCTTTTCCAAATCCGACATTCAAAGCAGTTCTTAATTGGTTAATATAAATCTGAGATACTCCCAGTTTGTAGAATAATTCACTTCTGATACGGAAGTATTTGTAAAGAGCCTTTGCTCTACCTCCCATTTCTGCTTTACCATCAACCATCTTAGCATCGATATTATCTGTACAGTCTGTAGCTGCAATAGAATCAATTACTAAGAGTATCGGTTCATTGTGAGTTAATTGAGAACGTAAATATATTGCTAAGTCTGCTACTACGTCTGCAATATATTCAATACGTGTATCATTAACAATGGTTACTCTTGCGGGGTCTACCCCATTTATTTCAGCCCAAGAATTCATCCAGGATTGTTCAGCATCTACCCATATCACATGACCTCCAAGTTGTTGAGTAGCATAAGCAAAGTTATAAGCCACTAAAGATTTACCAGAGGATTCCTCTCCAGCAATCTCAACGATTTTACCATAAGGAATACCCTTACCAAATAAGTAATTCAGAGCAAAGAAAGTAGATGGTATATATAAATCGGTATCAGTAACTTCTGAAGCTAATTTAATCATACTTCCATATTTCTTTGCCATCTCATTTGCTGTTGGTACTTTTAAACCAACCTTAGATTTCTTTGCCATAATGTAATGTCTTTAAACTAAAGAAGGTGATAACAGAACGAATCTAATTACCACCTTCGAATGAAACCATATTACTAACCCTTAAATATCAGATTTGTATTTTCTTTTCTTTTTCTTGGGTTCATCATCTTCCATGTAATGGTCTTTGTGAACTCCCTTTTCCTTTTTCTTCTTTGACTTATCGTCATCATCGTCATCCCCATGGTCTTCATTTAGATACTGTGAAAGTAAATCTTCCAACTCATCATAGGATTTGATTTGAGAACGAACTATCCCCTCAAGGTCAATTGTACCTTGATATTTCTTGTCCAACTTAGTTGGTTTGCAAGCACGGGCAGAATAAGTGGTATCTAGTTTACCAGACCCGGAACGAATTACCTTGATATCGTATCCAGTTTTTGGATCTGTCATATCACCTGCCTCATCTTCATCAAGGTAAAGGTCAATGATATCCTGGTATACTGAGCGAGGAACTAAAACTCCCTTATCTTTGCCTTCGTAATCTACCTTACTACCCTTTTCATCTGAGTAAATGATGCCACCGATAACATATCTTCTTCTTGGTACCAGGTTCTTGGCAAGTTCCTTGTCATCTTCATCCTTGGAGTTTTTCAATTCTTGGTATTTCTCCATGAATGGGCAAGGTTCATCAAAAGTAGCCGGAGATATAACTCCTCCCAAATTGCCACCCAGGTAGAATTGAATAATTTCGATACCCAATTCTTGGTCATCACCCGGAGATTTAATTCTCATCCTCAGAGTTCCCTCTTTTGGATATACTAACCCACTACCATTTCCCTTGGATTCTAGCTGTTTCTTTCTAGCTAGCATCTTTTCTTTTGTAGAAAGTCCCTCTGATGAAACTTTCTTTTTCTTCTTGTCTTTTATCATAATGATTAGTTTTAATTATTCGGTTCTGAGTAAACTACTTCGTTCATACTCAATACGGTAAGAACGTTTTTCTCTAAGATCTTTTGAAGAGCAGGAGATAATTTATCTGTTTCGAATTCAAGTTCTTTACCCGCATACAAACCATAGGTAACTATCCTACCTATGCCCACCAATTCCCGATAGGTTTTATATTCTTCTGTAATCTCCCCACTCTTTACTACAACTCCTTTACGAGGAACTCCCTCTTTTACTTGTTCAGGGATAATCAAACCCGATTTAGTTTGGTTTACCTCCTTTGGAGATAAAATAAGTACCCGGTTTTCTGTAGGGCATCCAGGTAATTCTTGATTAAATTTCTCAGCCACAAGAGGTGAGATAAATGTCATTGAATAATTCATATTCTAATACTGTTTTTAAAAGTTAGTAATTATTTATAGTTCAATGGGTTAACCCTTTCTTAGATTCGCATTAATAGTTCTTAATATATTCTCCCGACTCTCATAAGCTTTACATATAGCTATGAACTTATTTGCTTTTTCTACAGCTTTTAAGTATCTTTCATAAATGGAAGAATACTTCTTGTTAAGATTTGCCTTATGAGAAACATATTCGTTATTCCACCTTTCATTGGCATCCTTATAATATACCCAAGCATTGGAATAGGCTTCATCCTTTTCCCTTGCTAGTAAATCTCTTTCCTTTATATACTTATCTCTAAGAGAACAAAGAATATAATAACTAGAAGGGGATTCTCGTAGCTGAGAATTAATGATATTCTCATTGATAGACAATTCTTTTTGAATATCAATTTCTAGGGTCCTACCCTCAAATTTAACCTTTAGTTTTTTTAGCTCCGTCTTCATAAACTTCTAATAGGTTTTTAAAGTCTTCTTTACTAAATTCGCCTTTACTTATAGCATTAGATACTTGAGCAAAAGCCATTTGATAAGCTAAACTCATACCAGGCAATCTAAGAAGAGATTTATAGGGACTAATCTTATCTACTAAAGCTCTTAATCGTAAGTCGCATAAGTTATCAGTTCCCCCTCTATCTAATAATACTAAGAAAGCTGCCCAATAAATATGAGTAGCATCTTCATAAGCAAGTTTCCCATCCTCATCAGTGGCCATTACTTTAAAAGCCATATCTTCTAATGTAGTAAGGTTAGTCTGTAATTGATGTAATTGGGTCTTTACTCTATTGAATAACATCTTTTCTTGTCCACTTACCTTTAAATTCGTAGCATCCAGGTATTTAAACAGATTCTCAATAGAATAACCCAAACATCCTGCAATCATATAGGTAAGGGCAGTTAATTTACTCGCATTTTGATATTCCTCATTTGTTGCCATGGTTTCATAAATTTATTTTATTTATGTGGACATAGTATCCTCTTTCTTCACTTCTGTTGGTGATTTTGGATTTTCTTCATGATGTAAATATCTATTACATCCAGGACATTTTACAAGTTTACAATCTGCAAAGGTATGTGAATCTACTTCTGAATAATCATATTCAAATTCACAATCACAGTAGGGGCACTTAGCTCGCCATACTGTGGGTCCGTTCAAAATCTTTTTCATTTTCTTAGTTTTATGTTATTATACCGTAATATTTTATACAATACACCAACTGAGATACCAAATTCTTCTAGTATATCCTTTCTTGGTATACCTTCTATGTACCTAGAAATTAATAATTCTACATTTACCTTACGTTCTCGTTCTTTGCCAACAAAATAGAACCTTTTATCTTCTATACATTGACCCATGTTCATCTTAGCAGTTCCCCAATATAGATTACTTACTCTATTATTTTCAGGGTCATTATCTTTATGGCATACTTGAGGATAATGGTTTGGGTTAGGTATATAAGTGGAAGCCACTAACCTATGTCTATAGAAATTCTTCCGTTTACCATCATCTCCTACTAAAGAGTTAGATAAATAACCATTATCTTTCATAGCAGGTTTTACCAATCTCCAATTACCAGTAAATTTCGAATATAACTTCCCAGTACGGGATATGTAGTAATTACTAAATCCTGGTATATTACCCTTTTCTCGATTCTTCATATTCTCGTTGATATTTATGGATTTCCTTTTTATATAGTTCCATAAATACCTCGGGGGAAGCTGCACTAAAATTACCAATCTTATGGGTTTTAAACTTATGATATTCTTCCATGTACTCTTCTACTGAAAAGTCTGGTTTTAACATTCTAGTATAATCATAGCCTGGCATAAACGGTAATTCTTCTGCCATAGACCTACCTATTGTAAAATCCATTGATAGAGTTACATCATCAACTTGGAAACCAAAGTATTTCTTAGTACTTGGGTTACGTAGTATATTCCAAATTGTATATACTGTCCATGTATTTATATCCTTCGGTTTAGAATACATATATACAGCATCATGAACTGTACAAGCTTCTTTCATCATGGGTAATTTACCTTGTCTCATTAACCAATAAACAAGGATAGCTCCAAAATTAGTCATATTTGCTGCGGCACCTTGACATGGGAAATTAAGTCCCAAACGGATGGCATAAGCAACTTCTTGTTTATCATTTGAGTATATTTGGGGTAATCTTCTCTTAGTACCAAATAACTGGGTATAATATCCATGCTTACGAAGGAATTTCTCTTGTTTCTCTTTGAACTTAAGTATCTTTGGGTGTTTCTTAAAGAACTCATCCATCTCCTTACGAGCTTCTTCTTTAGTAACTATAATACCAGCTTTTGGGTCTGATAATTTTACTGCTAGCAAAGCATCTCCAATTCCATAGATAAGTCCAAATGCAATTTGCTTAGCTTGTTTTCTTCTAGTCTTCCATAATTTATGGTCAGGATGATTTTCATCTTCGTATATTTTAGAGGCTTCCTCAATTGATACTCCATATTTTGCTGCTGCTATACCAAGGTGAGGGTCTACTCCCTTGGCGAATGCTTCCAGGTAAGTTTCATCACCCGATAAGTGAGCCATCATTCTTAACTCTGCCTGTGAGTAGTCGAATGCCATATATAGATAACCTGGAGGAGCTACCAATTGTTTCTTGATATTTGGGTCTACAGAAGTCTTGGGTATTTGTTGCATATTTGGGTCTGCAGAACTAAACCTATTAGAGTCAGTACCATGTATGTTATATCTACCATGTAATCGAGAATCATCTTGTACCTTTTCCCACCACCCATAAATATAAGTCTTATACATTTTCTCTAACCCTCTTAGTTCGAGAAGTTTATCCAAGAATATTGCCTTTGGTGAATCGGGTTTTTTAACTGTTAACCTTAAGTTAGTTAGGGTTTCTTCATCTGTACTTGGTTTACCAGAATCATTATCTTTAATTACATCGAAATGGAATCCATCCTCTGAATACATTAGCTTAGGCAAATCAACTGGGCTACCAAGGTTAATGGGTCTTATTAATTCCTGTTCCTTTTTAGTTGTGAATATACCTGCTTTGATATTTGAGATTTTCTGTTCCCTTGATGCAATCTTCCGTTTATCTTTTGGGTCATTATAATCTAACTCTTCAAGTTCGTCTTCAATAGACTGAATATATTTATCAATCTTTTCTTGGTTATACTTCTTTTCGAATTTCTTTACTCTTGGCAAAGCGTATATTGCGTCTCTAGCAGCATCTATTTTTGGTTTATATTCTTCCAAAAGCTTTTTATTGAACTCAGTATCTAGATATAAACCCTCCTTTTCTACCGATGTTAGTACTCGTGAATTACACATGAATAAATTACGGAATACCGAATACATACCTAAATCCACCAACTTCTTCTCAAAGAATATCATTAACCTAAGAGTATAATCTGTATCTTGACACCCATAATGGCAAAGTGGGTCTAATTCTTTTTTATCCCAAGGTATTTTATCAAAAGCATCTTGTTTCTCATAATTACCATGCTCAGGCAAATACCTTCTTACCATTGATTTTAGGTCATGGGGTTTTTCCTCATTAAGAACATATTTTGCAAGCATACCATCTAAACAAGTACCTCTATAGAATATTTGATACTTTTGGTTTATCTGGTCATCAAACTTCCAGTTCCATGCAACCTTTACAATGTCATAATTCTCGATTACCTCTTCCCCAAATTTCTTTAGCATCTTTTTCCAATTCCAACCCGGTGAAGTATAATCTTTTGTTTCGAAATGGTCTAAAGGAATGGAAGCACCAAACCCTGGCATCCAGGATACTGAGAGTATAGTTGGCTTAAAACCCTTATTATATATTGGTGAACCATCAGTTTCATAATCCACACTGGCATATCCGGTATACTTACATAGTTCAATAACTTTTTTAAGCATACGTTTGTTCTTAATAATTACATATCTAGTTTGCATGATTGATGTCTCCCATCTTTAACACATTGTTGAATATTCTCAGATTGAGTACCCCAGTAAAGATTTTTATAAAAATTATTCTTAGGATTATTATCTTTATGACATACAAATGGTTTATTTAATGGGTTAGGTATATAAGCTAAAGCTACCAACCTAGACACTTGTACATAATGTCTTTTACGGAAATCATCCTGTATTACTAACCTATAATATCCCTTATGGTTAGTTATTCTAGTTAATTCCCTCCAATAACCCACTCTGTTTAAATCTCCAACACCAGTTTTAGATTTTCTACCTAATCCAACTCTTCTTCTGGTATATACCCGACCTCGTTTAGAAACATAATAACCAGAAAATCCAGGTATATTATCCATGAACCTTTTACGCAAGATTACTGGAAAAGATGATACATGTTTTTTCTTCATATATTTATAAATAGAAAAAGGGACATACCCACCTATAGTAGATTTATTAATATTTCTCTTGTAAGTCTTCCAGATTAGATGCTAATGCTAACCAATCTTTCTTATAAGCATGAAGAGAATCAATGGTATGATACAGATAACCCGGTTTTACTCCTACCTCTTTAGCTACGTATTGCATGAGTCTCCATGCAAGATATACATCATTACCGAAATGTTGTACAAAGTCCGAACTTCTTTGATGATAGCAAATATGTAATACCTTCTCTCCTTTACCATTCTGACGGATAAGGAAATCATAATACATAGAACATGGGATACGTTGTCTACCACCATAGTATAAGGTATCATCATGCTCAAATATTGGTATAATTGCTTTTCTTGTATCTGGGTCTCTCTTTAAAAGACGAACTAAATCTTTTATTAATACTTCACCCATTCTCTCATTGTATGTGTAATCGAACCTACCCTTTTCATCAAGGAATTGTTCCCATAAATCTTTTCTTAATTTCCAAGCTTCTCCTGGATTTATATCATTAGGGGATATTCTTTCTTGGAACTCTGCATCTGCCCATTCTCTTGAATGAGAAAATACGAATAACCATACCGGGTCTCCCAATGAAGTTAAGCAATATTGTTGGCAAATGAGTTCTTTAGTAATAAAATCCTCATTACCTTCAATGACTTTATTTTGATAGGTCTTTGGTTTTACAAGTTGACCATAACTGTTGAGTTCTCTGCCCATTTCTGACATTAACTCAAAACTGTTAGAATATATCCTCATATTATATAAATATTTAATTATATGACATTGTAGAATTAACCCAGGTCATATGCCAGTAGCGAAATACAAAATTATCGAAATCCTCTACCTCTTTTATTAACAAGGGTATATCTGGTTCTGCACCGTTCTTTTTAATCTCTAAAACTTGGTAATAGAATTTGTTTACTAATCCTATACGCTTCTGATTTAAAAATTCCTTAGCTTCCATTGTTCTTTTGTTTTAAAAGTTTCTTTTTATAGGCTTTACGTTGAGAGTAAGAGATTACATTCTCCGGGTATTCTATATCCTCATACTCGAGAAGTAATTCTTTTGCTTTCATTGATTTATATGTTTCCTCATATAAATCTGGTCGAAGCACTTTAAAACTTCTAAAGAATACCTTGAATGAAGAGAATTCCTTCTCTGTGCCCTTTTGGAATTTTTTCCATATCTCTTTTATCCTCTTATTCCATGAATTCTCCTCTGCTCCTTTAAGTACCTTCTTCAAGGGTTTATGGGTATGATACATTAAAAGTGTCTCCACATTTCCGTACATTTGAGTCGCAAATAGGTTGATTTGTACTGACTGGTCCGGCCCATATACGTACTCTGACATTCGTTGAATTAATAGGAAATCGAATATTAACCTCTTGGTAATTTCCGAAGCCCGAACTACCATTGTAATAACTGGGATGTCCTCCCCGAATCGTTTTGAAAAAGTCGCAGCTATTAGACATTGTTTACCGTTATCATGATGATTGTTAAACATATAAGTTATATTGTAATTCTGATTGTACTTATTTCTCAGTACTCTCAGTTTACTACGCAACAAGTCAAGCTTATTAAAATCTATGTAGTTATTCAATAAGCTAGTCCACTTAGTTTCTTTATAATTGAAACACCGCCCATAATCAAATTCTGGGTCTACCCATGCTTTTCGTATCTTTATAAATACATTATACACTACAGCTACCCCACTATTGGCAATAGCCCCTTTTGCAAATAAAGCAGGCTCTAGTCTTAAGAATCCCTCATTAAGTTTTTCCCATGCCTCTTGTGAAGTAGCAAATTCTAACGAATGGAGGGACTCCTCCGTATTAAGTTGAAGTCCCTCTAATTTATGGTTCCATCCTGACATGCTAGTAATTAGTATTTTGTCTCCATAAATTGAGACGTTGTTTTTTAAAGAATAAACTAAATAGTCCGCAAGGAGTAAACCCATTCATAGCTAAAAATCCCATATAGAGATAGAATGACTTTACCAAAGATTCCTGAAAATCTATTTCTTTGGTCATTACTTGAGTTTGTTTCCAGGGTCTACACTTAAGGAAGTTCCTTGCTTTATTGAGTTCATATATTACTTCCCATAAATATAGCTTCTCGTTTTCATGAGATATCTCGCTCATTTCATGAAAACCTGGGGTATAAGAAACTATCTTATCATATTCTGCCCTATCTTCTCTTGCCCAATCGGTTGGACTTAGTATAGGGTATTTCCTTACACCTCGATGATCTGGGTACTTGATGAGTAGGTCTTTGACTCCAATTGCCATTACCTCAAATAAACTCTTGGCATCTTGATATTTTAATATATCTTCTGGCAATATATTAGAATACAAAAGCAAAGTAAAGAAGAATCCCAAGGCATCTGCTTGTTCTTCATTTGCATTTGCTAGATGGTTTAATACCTGAGTGTATTCTTCTGAGGTTAAGCAGTCATTATTCCATCCATAATCACGATATATAGATACTACTTCATCGGTAGATTCGAATCCTTCGGTTAATTCCTCAATAACCCTACCAATAAAATCCTTTAGGATAACTTGGTTCTTTGGGTTATTTATATCTAAAGGATAATCTGGTAACCTTTCTATCTCTTTATACCCAAAGAATTGTTCTATCCCAAGAGCATACATTTCTTGTAGTATCCGTGCCTCAGTTTCTTCTACCTGAGGCACTTGTTCATTTATATTCCTTATGTCCATGATTATTTACTTCCTGATGAACCAAAACCATTCCCTCCTCTACTTCCCCACATCTGGGATTCAGTATAAAATTCCTCTTGTTGAATCTCTTCTGGTTCAGTAATATAGATAGGTACATGAATAAATTGTACCAGCTTCTGGCCAGCCTCAATAACCTGGGCTTCTTGAGAAGTGTTGTATACTCCAATGTGTATCTCTCCAACATAGGGAGAATCCACTATCTCGGCAGTAAAGATTAATCCTTTCTTAGTAGCTATACCAGATTTGTTTGCTGCCATTAGCATAGATGCAGGCGGTTCTAACAAACCTTTGATACCCGATGGGATAAGTATCCTATGCCCAGGTTGTAAAGCTATATGCCTTACGAAAGGTTCACTAAAGGGTATATCCAAATCATACCCTCCTGAATCGAACCCATTCTTAGAATGGATATCCTCTGAAGTCAGGTTGGTTGGTACATAAAAATCTAACCCAGCATCATTTGGGTTTGCTCTGTTGGGAGATACTACCTCCCTTACTTTGATAAATCTAAATTTGTTCATAATATATTACATTTACGTAAAAGTTGTCCAAAGGTTAATTTCTCAGGTCTAGAAACATGTACTCCCAATGAATTACACATTCTGATTACATCGGTAGAACCTTCCATACAAAGGTTAGCAAGTACATCTTCTTGCTTTACAAAATAGTTTGGGTTGTTAAGGTATACCTTGAACATAGCCCATATCATCTCTATTGGTTTCATTATTTAGTACACTCTTTATAAAGTTCTCTAATACGTTTTCTTGGTACTTCGAATTTCTCAACGGTTTTGGTAATAACCTCTTTTCTGTCTTTCCCTTTCCGAATCAAGCCTCGGATGTATTTCTTGATACCAATGGTATCTTCAAGTACATCTAAATCCTTGTATTGATTCTTCTGTTCAAGTTCTTTCCTTGTAATGTTCAAGTTCTGGGACATCTTGAACGCACATAGTTCTGAGTCTCCGCATAGCTTACATTCTTTAGTAGATAAATCATACCCAATACCGAAGCAAACATCGCCATTAGTTCCCAAAGTACTTAAATCTATGGGAGTAAGAATATCTTGCTTCGATAAGTCAGGAAGTTGTTTCTTTTTCTTAGCCATTATATATCTTTTTTTTACGTTTATAAAATGTATATTTCACTGTTATCTTCTATGGGAACATAGGAATAACCGATGTTATTTATAAATAGTTCCCTGAGTTTATATAATTCTTGGTATGAATTTCTATCATAGCTCTCTTGACATACTTTGACTACCATACCATTACTCCAGTACAAACAAAAGAAATGAGTAAAACATTTTGGGGTATTTTGAGAAGTTTCCAAGTTTGATATCCATATCAAATCTCTACAGTTAAATACATGTTTAGGATTATGTACCTCTCCCACAACAAGAGACTTAAACGACTTAAACCATTCTTTAATCTTCTTCATCATAAGTGTAATTAAGGTGTTTACAATGGGGACAGACCCATTCTTTTAAATGCCATCCCTTGATTTCTAAATCCTCTTTATGAAAACGTTTCTTACATGAATGGCATTGATAGCCATCCTTAGAAAGTATGAAGTCTAAAGCGAGTATTATTATCATAATAACAACCGCTGTAATTAAAATATATTTCTCCATCACTGAAAGCCTTTGATTTTCTTTTTAGTATTATTGGGTTTCCTTAAGAGTACCCAGCAATAAATACCGGATGCAGAGATTTGGATTATCTTCCAACCATCTGATAATAGAGTAGTTAGTTTAGTATCATCTTCATCTCTGATACATATTAGTTTATCATTATTCATAATGCCTATATGCTTATTAATTGTAATCTTCTTTTCCTCCTACGGAGAAAAAGTAAATACTCATAGTACTTCTAGTTAACTCTTAATAAGGCTATGGTTAGGATGTTTCTTCCATAGCTTATCTAACAGTATTACTTTCAATTCTTGTCTCTGATAATATTGCTTCCGATGTTTACCGTGCCTATCTAAATAATTCCCAGGATAATGAAGGTCATCAAGGTATACCTTATTTTTAGATTCATCGGTTCTTACCAAACGACCAAGAAACTGAATAGATTTTTCCTGACTATCCATGCTTGCTGCATTAAGTAAATACCTAAGCTTAGGAAAGTTTTTACCTCGAGCAATGATTGTAGTTGATACCAGGATATCTATTTTGCCTTCCCTAAAATCCCTCATTATTTGTTGTCTTAACTTAGAGGGAGTATTAACATGCACGTAGGCAATATTATAGGCATCGCCCAGTTTCTTTTTAAAGAACTTATATAGATTTTCACAATGTGCAATATGCTTGCATACTACAAGAGCAGGATATCTACCTTGATTAATATTCCATCGTAATCGATTATAAGCCATGGTCCACGCGGTATTATTTTCGGTAATAGAATCATCATATATCTCCTTATAGGATATACAATCAGATTCCCAATTACCATACCAAGGTTTACCGGGTACCATCTTTACGATAGTTTTAGTTGAGTAACCCTTCTTGATGGAATCCTTAAGTTTAAACTCAGCAATCACTTTACCAAAGAAACATTCTAGGTTCATGTTCTTGACCTTATCCTTAGCAAGTTTACTCATATAAATGGTACCAGATAACCCTATACGAATTCTGGTATTAAACAGTCGGGTGATTACATTCTGATATTGCTTACTACCTCCCTGGTCAGCCTCATCCACAAGTACCATATCTATTTGAGATAATTCCTTTTGATAGAACCTCATATTCCTTGAGATGGATTGAACCATACCTATAGTAAAGTTACTCCAGTTTAAAACCTTGCCTTGAACAAAAGTGATATCTTCTCCCGGAAGATATTGCTTAAATTCTTCTCTAGCTTGATTTAACCAATCTGAGTCATTAGTTATTAGCAAAGTCTTTAACTGCTTCTTATAGGTTAAATATAAAGACGACATGATAAGAGTTTTACCGGCATTAACCGTGTAATCTAATACACCAATATGGAAAGGTGTATCACCTACTCGATTATTAATCACAGACTTAACTGCTTTCTCTTGCTCGGGTCTTAATTTATATTTACCTATATTCGTAACTACTTTACTGACTTTAGGTAAGGGTTGTCTCATATCTACAACTTTAGGTTTAATCCCCATTTCAATACACATATCGTATACCTTAGGAAGTAAACCTATTTTAAATTGCCCAGTCTTGGTAATGTAGTGAATTTTACCATCCCAATTCTGCATACCTCTTTGCCTTGTACGTAAGTAGAAAGCATTTGGATGTCGAATGGCAAACTCATTATAAAGTTTCTGTGCGAACTTAAGAGGTAAGTCAAGTTCACACATATTTCCATTCTGAATAATTAGCTTACTCATTTGATAATTACAGTTACACCCTTAGTAGCTTTATCCATGCCCATTGCTTCCTTGAGAAGTTTCATATGATGCTCCTCATCCGCAATCAATTTCTCAAGGAAATAATTCACGTCATTATAATCAGAACGTCCCTCGTATTGAGCAATTGCTCTTTGGATTTTCTTGTAGTGACCAATAGTTTCTATCTCAGAATTCAAAGCAATCTTTAAAGCTTGTTCCCAAGTAGAACCAATCTCAATTGTAGGATTAATATTCATGGTAGAGTAATCCTCGTATGGGTCTGCCCTTTGTAAGAAATCAGATATCTTGTCAAGATGCCTCATCTCTACCAAACCAATACCCAACATCAATTCTGATACCTCCTCGAATCTAGAAGACTGTTGGGTATACATAATAATTGCACTTAGTTCTGAGAACTTGGCATTCTTCCAAATCACATAGAACATATTAATTATCTCATCAGGCCAAGGGTCGATATCCTTAAAATCGGGATAAGTTACCGATTGGTCTGAATACTTGAGGACATCAATAAAAGCATTAGCTGCATCCTCCACTCTGTTTCCGAAAAATTGTAAACCTTTCATATTACTTTTTTAATTATTAATACTTTCCCAGAGAGAACCTTCAACTTCGGGTTCCTCTTCCAGGGATTTTTTGTTCTTATACTTATATAAATACTTATTGTATCTTTCAATTGCTTTATCCGTATACATCTGTGCAATATCTGGTAATCCATTACACCATGCAAGAGATTCAAACTGAGCATCGATGAAGGTCTTATAATCCCAACCTTCTTCTTTTAAGAAATCACCAACCTTTGCAAAGTGTACATACTTCTCTGGTTGATTTTCATAAGATTCATATATACCAGTTGCCTTAGCAATCTTACCTATAAAGTAATCATGTATCTCTTTAGTAAGCTTTGAATCTGAATATTGCAATTCTATCTCGGCATCTACTTGATTAGTAATGTTATCCTGCATAGATATTAACCTTTGCATAACATTCCTATAATCAGTCATCCTTTTTAGTCCAGTCTCTATATACTTGATAAAACCTTCCCTGGTATCAAGTTTAAAATCCTCACAAAAGGTATTACATATCTCTGCAAGCTTTTTACAATTTGCCCATTCTCGAGAATTACTTTCATTTATTTTACGAACTCCCCTATGCTTTAACTTTATACGAGTTGCATATAAAATATCAGCAACAAGGGCAGCATCCCCCTTAGATGCTAGTAATATGTTATTAACTCGCTTAGTATTCTTATTATTAGAAACTAAGACTGCTCTATGATTTATTGCCTCCTTTCGAGCAATAACAAAAAAAGCCTCAACTGGGAAGTTATCTACCTCTAGGGTATTTAATATTTCCTCAAACTGAGACTTAGTTATATGGATAGATGGTTCACGCATAAATATATTATTTTATAATATAATAGGAACTCCCTATTTCAATGAGTTTCTGATTGATATCAATTCTTGATAACTTTGATACCGAGTAGCATATACTAGCTTAAGTGTTTGTTTCTTCCCCAAATCATTTACATCAAAACCCTCTGGAAGAAATACTACCTTGACTTTTTTATAAGCTACTAATTTAAGTGCGAGATTAACAGCATAAGACCTGGCATCGGGGTCTAAAAGGATAATATATCTTTGGCATTGGGATTTAAGTAGTTCATTGACTTGGTACTGACTAATAGCTTTGCCCATTGTGGCAATTGCTCTATCCCCAATTGTGAGAGCATTAAGTGCTCCTTCGCAAATGAATACCGACCGATACATCTCCAACGCATCATGATTAAAGATGATAAACTGTTTTCCCAAACCGGTGATGTCTTTGTCTGGGTTATTATACCGGGGTCCTTTGCCGATAACATTTCGAGCATTGTAATACCTAAGTTGTCCTCGATAATAAAACGGGATGATAAGGTACCCATATGTCGTACCCATTGTTCCATATCCGATACCACATCTTGAAAACTTCTCGAGGTTAAAGCCGCGTTTCTTGATATATCCACGAATGCTTTTTGCAAGTTGGCTGTCTCCGAGCGAAATATTTCTAAATCCATCTGGGAGATATACGGGCTTACTTTCGGCAAGTTCGATTTTCTCTTCCTTAAACTGTAGTTCATCAAATTGTCCATTGTTCAAAAAATTAATTAGTTCATGGTACTCAGTAAATCCTTCTATGTCCATTATTAGTTGAGCAGGAGAAGGATGGGCATTACATCTAAAACAATTGGTTCTATACATAGAAAGGTTAACTCCCAACTTCTGTTCTCTCCCGCAATATGGGCAAGTGGGAATGCGTAACCATCCGTGCTTATAATCGAATGCTCCCAATCGTTTAATAAAGTATGTCCTTAGTCTAGATTTAAACTGGTTTGTTATTTTCATATCTTTTCTTCCAGCATATATTACAGTAATACTCTACATGACGTTTCTCATAATACTGGACTTTCCTTCTCCCGCCTTTCTTAGAAAAAATTGCCCTACGAGGTCTCTGTTTAATCTCAGTCCAATGAACTGCTATCCATTCATGATAACCCAACTTACATCTAAATGTCTCCAGTAGTTCTTTCCCTTTTCTTAGAATCCTCATCCGAGTTAGTATTCTTTTTAAATTGTTCATCCAACTTACTACCATACACTCCATCATATTGTTTACGTTGTTCCCTTGTAAATTCCGTACATCTTTGCCTTTCGACATCGCATTTGAATAATGCTCTACCGGAAGGAAGACCATCCCTTTGTACTACTATCTCAGCTCGAAGAATATTATCTTTTTCTTCTTGCTCAGTAGAGTTAAGACCCATGATAACCTGGGCATTACGAACAATGGCAATTGAACCAGAGATATCATTCTCATCGTATCTAGTAAGCCTATGCTTTTTACCTTCACGAGTAATGTGATGGGCAGTCCATATAATATCTAAATGTAATTCCTCGGCTAAGTTCTGAAGGTCTACGTATACATTAGATATCCTTTCGAAATCTTCTCTATCACCCGCTATTGATGCAAGCTTACCAGCGTAGTCAACCATAAGAACTTTAATATCAATCCCTTGATTACGAAGCTGAATTATCTTCTCTCTTATATAAGTGGTATTAGTAATCATCGCTGGTACACGCTCAACTACTAATTCGACTCCAAACCTTGCAAGTTTCCTTAAATGCTTTGACTCAAGTTTATCATACTCACCAGAGTATAATTCCTTCTTAGTTTTATTGATACTGGATTGAATAAAACGGTCCATAATTTGTTCTTGGCCATTTTCTGTATCAATATATAATACTGACTTCTTCATTCTGAGATAACCTCTTGCAAGGTTTACCATAAAGAAGGTTTTCTTTGCCTTGGGTTTATCCAATATCACGTTAACTGAATGCTCTGGATAACCTCCTGCATTAGTTAGTTCATTCAACTGCCTAAATGGGCAAGGTATAACTGAAGGTTCTGATTGTCTTCTAAACTGTCTCTCGGTAATATCCCGAATCATATATAAAGGTTCATCTTCTTTCTTAGGTTTACTTTTCTGAAGTACCTTTTCAATCTTCCTCGAATACTCTTCGTATTGTTCAAAGTTATCCAAATCGAAGGAATCATTTAAGTTCTTCATCTCAACATAAGTAGAGAACTGATATATCTTTTCTTTTATATAATCAGAATCCGATAGGGGTATATGATAGAGATTACTTATTAGTTTATTGATATTGGGTATATCATCTTTAGTTACCAAATCCACATAGGTTTTAGATTCTAGTAACTCTTTTAATACTTCCTTTAAGATATTCTCGGAGGGCATTCTGCCTTGCTTCTTAAAATATTTTGATATACCCTCGAAGATAAGGGAGTGTTCTATGAGAACCAGGTAATTAGATTTAATCCTTTTTAGGACTAAGCCTCCTTCCTTATCTCTTAAAACAAACCGGAGTATCTCTAACTGAAAATCCGGAGTGAAACTGAATTTGATTTTGTCTTTAAACTTCTTCATATCTATATTGCAATATTATATAAACTAATAGATTTTGATAGTACCGAGATAGTTCTGAGCATGTTGACATCTATCTAGAAACTACTAATCCACTACCTTAAGCTCCAGATTATTTAATATTATTATTTTATATAAGAAAAAATACTTATATTTGCATAACGAATATTTAAAAACATGGGAAAAAGTAAAGGAAATAATGGCTCAGAGCTTCATCGATTAAAACCTATGCAAGAATATGATGAAGCTACTTTCAACAGACTTTATAAAGTTTGTAAGCCAGTAATTAGAAACCTTACCAGACAGATTGATTATAAACGGTTTAATCTTACACCGGATATTATCCAATCTTATTTCTGGGATAAGATGTTATTTGTTTTCAACAAATACTATGGTGAATGTACTGAAGAACATCTTAAAGCAAGAATCCTTGCATCACTTAGTACATTCAAAAATAAATTGCTTCGTTCTGCATACGGAGAACAGGCAGAGTATAATCAAAGCCTCTTTAAACTCGATGACTTATTCGATAATGATAAAGAATTAGAGGATGATACCGAAGAAGAGAAAGCTAAATCAGAAATGCTTGATATGATGTATACTTATATGAAGGATAAGCTTTCTCCAGATGCCTATCTTTTGTTTGAGGTATTAATTACTCCTCCCCCTTTTATCAAGGAAAGGCTTGAAAATAGTACTCGAATAACTAATATAATGCTTATCGAATTTTTCGAAATGCCTAAGACTAATGAATCTATGAGATATATATCAGAACTTAGACAAGATATACAATATTGGGAAGACCGAGCTAAAGAAGAACTTAAGTATTAACACAAAAGAAAAGGGGCGTTTCCCAACGTCCCTCTCCCAATTAATTTTTACTACGCAAAACACAGATTGTAAACAAATGTTTACTCTTAAACAATACAAATAATACACATGAGTTTTAATACTACTAAATAACTAATAACAACTTTATGATGATATTTTTTGGATATATCGTAATGTAATAGTCGGGGGCAATTTCTCAATATCCAAAGTTTCTACCGAAGTTTCTTGTAAGAAAGATTCCCCTAATAGGTTCCAGCTTACTACGATAGCACCATTTTGAATACCCTTGGTAGGAGTTCCTCTACCGAAATCTCCATTCAATCCCGTCTCCCTATTAAAGAAAGATTGAGGACGAACATTCTCCCAGTTATTGGCATCATCCTGTTTACCTTTAGATACACCGAGAGCATGCCTATGTCTTGGTAAATCATCGCCTTTCAATTTAATAACAAAGTTACCTTTAGTGGGAGTATAGAAATCCCCAATATTCTGTAGCATCATCTCGTCTCCAATTTGAATACCTCCGGCCTGATATCCTATTACTATCCTACCTGAAGCCTTTGTATATTCAGCCCATCCTTCAGGGATTACATCGGTTTCCCATAAAATTATTGAACCTATGGGTAAACTAGTAGTATTCAAATAATCAGAGAATTCCTTTCTGAGAGCTTCTAGTTGCCCATCAATGTATTGCTTAATATTCAATAGATTCCCATTTTCATCCTCTACCGGAAACCCAGTATTCATTTTCTCTACTTTAGTTATGGATTCTTTCATCATACCGTGAGTAGCAGTAGTATATGGGATCTCCTGGAATTTGCCCTGATAGGGTACGATAGCAAAGTTCTCATTTCGTTTGGTCATTGCATCAGTACCCTTACCATATACTCCGATAAGAACAACGGAAGTTTTATTATTAGAGTAATAAGGGCAAGCACTCTCTACCATCTCTAGAAGATTGCTATAGGTCATATCGTAATTAGAATATACATCATTATTAATGATATCCGGTGTACGATTCTCTTCGGCAATCGGATAATAAATATCCAGAGACTTTTTAAACAAGGTGTAGAAGCTTTTGGAGGATTCATTCCAATAAGCTACAAAGTCTACTGGGTTATCTACAGGTTCGGGGATAGTAGTGTGTACTGCAAACAGTAATACTTCATCGGTGGACCCTTGGGTTCCCTGAATATTCTCGATGGTCAATGTTTGTTCATCAGATATAAATACATACCCATCCCTTGAAATACACCCAAAGTTTACATCTGGCAATTCTCCATCTTCTGAAGCCTTTGCCATATACCTTGCCATAATCCTATCCTTGATTACATTGGCATACTTACTTCCAGCAACTCCCTGAGGAGATACCACTAACTTGTTACCATTTATGGTGGCTGAGCCAAATCCACAGAATGGCCCCAAACCAGAAGGGGCAGCAATTGCTTCGGCTGCTTCCTTAGATTTGATTATACCTTCATACTTAAAGTACGTTTTCATTGTTCTTTGTATTTTTAAAGTTATTCTTTTGTTCTGACATATCTTTAAATGCTTCACCTACATCCTTGAACTTGAGGGTTAACAATTTAAAGAGTATTCTCCATATACTGTACCGTTTCTTAATACCATGTATTTCACAGATGTGTCCATATATACTATCTACTTCGAAACAGTAGCATATTACCATAATCGTTATTGATACCACTATTGGGTTCATCCCATAGGGTTCCCCAATAGCTTTACCAAGTACAGCACCAAGTAGAACATAACAGATATAATCTACTATTTTGTTTAGAGTTCTTCTTCCAGCTCTAGATTTTCGAATTTCGATTTTCTGTAACCTACTTGCCGATAACCCAAACCATAAATCTGATAGGATTAGAATTATTGCAAGAATTATCATCCATCTCAAACCATACAAGATTTGTGTACACTCTCCCAATATACCCACAGTGAATGTCTTGAATAAAGACTGAGTTGTGGTCTCTGTTATTCTATCGATTGTTGAATTTATCATACTTCTTCAATTTTCCACATTTGATTACTATAAGTGGTAATGGTAAATGTTTTCTCTGAGAGGTCATCATGTTCCCATTCTAACTTTTGAGGACTAACACTTAAAAGGTCTGCATCTACTACGGTGAACTTAGTTCTCTTCGAAGTATCTACCACTGATTCGAATATATACTCTCCAGCTTGTGCAGTTACAAATTCATAACCAGCACCACCTGCGTCATAAGTAGTTACTTTACCAACTTCCCTTATTCGACTATCGAAGTCAGGTTTATTAGAAGTACACTTGATTAAAGTAGATACTTGTTTAACATTCCCCTTTAGTTCTGCATAAGTAGGAGTACAAGAAATCTCGATGATTGTAGGATAATCTTCCAGTATTACTTGACATCTTAATGAAGAACCATCATCTGCCACAAAAGTATAAGTACCTGCTTTAGTTAATACAATCTCGGATTCAAGATTATAGGTTTCCCCAGTTTCATCACAAGTTGCAGTACCACTTACATTGACCCCGTTTTTCATTTCCTCAAGATGGAACTTACAAGCAGACTTCTCACCCAGTAATTGGTATACTGCATAAGTATCATCTATCTGGTCTTCTGGTAATGCCCAGTTGGGTTCTTTCCAATGACTGTCTGTAGCATCCGAAGGTACTATCTTTAACTTGTTCTGATATACTACTGGAGAGTTATTAACTACCAGAGTATTCTTAGCAGTAGGATAAGCTACTGACTGGAAGGTATAAGTCCCTGCCCTATTTACAGTATATACATATCCATTCTGAGCATCAAAGGTTTCTCTAGTTTCAATTACCCTTACTCTATAATCATTACCATTACCAGAGATACGTTGTATCTTTACGGTAGTCTTGGCAGAGCCATTGAATAATGTAACTGTTGGTGGGCTAACCGTAATTCTATATACTGCAGTCTTACCAGATACTACTTCGAATATACCTACACCTTCATCTGTTTCCCTTTTATCCAGTGTACATTTAAACTTATAAGTACCATAAGTATTAGCAGTAAACTTATCCCCATTCTTGAAAGTCTTAGGATTACCTATTAACCTACAATATAATTCTCCAGTAAATGACTCTGGGTAATTTGAAGTTATGGTTAAAGTAGTAACTGCATCCTTCATAGTTTGATTATTTCCAACTCTAAATTCTGAGGGTGTACATCTTACCTTATAAGTAACTTCTTCTTGGGTTACTACAAATGAAGTTTGTTTTACAGGAAATTCCACAATCTCAAAAAAGTAAGTACCGGGTTTTGTAAATTCCCAAGTTGAGCCCGATATTTTTACTTGATTGGTACCCACTAATCGAACATTACAAATTTTCTCTGTCCCTTTATAGGATACTCTAGCTATCACCCTTGTACTAACCTTTAAAGTAGTTGGGGTTATTTTACCAGTTATGGGCTCACAAGAAATAATATATGAACGGTTATAAGTTTCCTGCCTTACGGTAATTTGGGTTATCTTAGAATTATCCCCAACGCTTCGAAAGTAATAAGTACCAGCCCTTGGAATATTAAATACCGAACCACTTTCATGTTTAGTATAACCCCAGTTAATTCTATCACTCGATATTTGATATCTCAAATCTGCATTCACCCAATCTGAGGTTACAGTTACCAATACTGGTACTTCATATACTTCTGAAGTAACTAAGTTGGGCTGGTCTGGGTTTACCAACTCGGCCTTAATCGAATACCCATCATTTACTACAAAACCGTAATCTATAGTGAAGGATACATGATAAGGTATGAATCTAGTAAAGAAACTTTCTACGGCTTCCCTAAATTTTTTAAAAGCCTCGGAATTAGAAGTATACCCATGACCAGTAAGTTTAAAACTTACGGAAATACATTGAGAACAATCGAAGGTGTTATCAAAGGTATATTTACTATCGTACTGATAGTATTGGTCAAAGTGGGGATGACCTTTTATCCAACCATCATACCCATCGGCTTTTGCTGGGTCTGTTATTACACAGGTTAACCCATATAACCTCATCATGACCTCGAAAAATTCTGATGTACCCCTTATTTTGAAAAGAGATACCGAATATCTCAAGATGTTTCTTACCTGAGTACTAGTTAAAGTAAAAGGTCCCTCTTTGGGTATTATCCAAAGCTTTGATAACTCCTGGAGTTTACTATCCGAGTAGAACCCATTAAAGTACTCTGCCCATTTCTGTGCATCTATCGTGTTCCCATAAGCAAAGGGCATTTCTCCAAGAAATTGCCAAAGGAAATTGAGATACATATCTGGGGTTTTATCTATATCGATAATATCCAATATATTCTCAATATCCTTTGTAATATAATCTTCAAAATGCTCTCCACAAATTTCTAGAAACCTCTCTAAGATGCCTTTACCATTTACCTTATAAGTATCTTGGTCCTTATATTCGAATGGTAAAAAGTCGATTAGATTTTTGAGGTTTATCATTATACTATTTCGTTAACTGTTAATGTTAATTGTGAAGCATTCTCGAATACTGGCAAATTAAAGCCAGGGTCTTCATAATCATGGTTTGGTTCAGATACTGTAATAGAATATCGATAACCTGATTGATAGCTATTGTTTTGGATATCCAATGAGAAATCAAAACCATTAGCTTTATCTATAATCTGAATAGAGCTACCGACTGAGCCAGTAGTTACATAACCATTCGATACTGAACGTACTGTAAAAGTAGTTGAGGAATTGAAGGTTATGTAGTAAGTCATAGAACCCTTTGCCTTGTTCAATTTAAATTGGCCAAGGTTTAATTCCTTATTACCATAAATGGTAGTAGGCCAGGGTTTAATATAGAACTTAGTAAGGTGAAGGTAATCTACGGTTGATAGATTATCTATCAGGGCATAGATATCTGATACTCTTACGCTTCCTCCTATTTGAGCTTGCTCCGGAGAATAGGCATTATATAATGCCGTAAGAATTTGAGTTTGTATCTCTGGAGTCTTATAAGATTTCTTACCAGTAACTTCCATCTCTAGAATAATCTGAACCTTGCCTGCAGATTTAACCTTTAACCAAGTAGTCATAGGTGCTCTTTGAGATAATAGGTTGTATACCCTATTTATTAATTCAGAAGAAGCAACAGCTCCACCATCAGGACTGATATATACTGTAAGCTTTCTACCACATTCATAATCGGCTTTAGCTTTGTTTACCCCATCAACCAACATAGCCAAACTTTCGAAATCCTCTTTGGTAATTGCTACTCCCAAAGTCTTTACACTCAAAGGTATATGTTCCTTAAGCATTATAAAGTTCTCATAGTTTGAACCACCTCCAGCATCATAAGCATTACTTACTGTAGCATCAGTAATTGAAGAAGAGATTATTGAGGGTACAGAAGCAATGGTATTACTCTTTACATTACCTTGAGTACCATTAGTTAAGTAGAATACTACATTGGTTATTTTTGCACCTGCTGCAGGTTTCTTACCGAAGGTTCCATCCCCAAACATTATGTAAGGGTTAAGAGCTTCATCTACTGAAACCATAAAGTGTTTATCCGTTGGCTTTGATTTTGCAAAGGTATCTACCAATACCCAAGTTTCTCCACCTATCTGTAAAGACATAGAGCCTTGTTCATAGTACTTACCATTTGGCAAGGTACCGAGGTGAATTATTACCCTGTCTCCAGTAGGTATTAGCATATTATTAAGAGCACTTGCAGTATACTTCTCATGTTGAATTATAGGTACTTTACATGTTGTTACATTCGAATACCAAGTTACATCCCTAGCAGATAACCAAGAATTACCACTGGAATCTGTAAATAGAGTTCCTTGAGGTATGGTTAATTTAGCTCCAATAGAGTTACCAGTAATGCTTCGAGATAAGATTACATCTACTGTAGCAGCAATTGCTGCTCGAGCATGATAATCTACCAGAGCTCCATGTTTAACTACCGAATCATACCTTCTTGCAGTAGATAGGAAGGTTTCCCTTGCCATATTATCTACATAATAGTGAAGTACTTCGGCAATTGCCGCAAACAATGAGAGGATGATAATTAAGATATTCCCCTCCGAATAATCCGTTATGAGTTTCTGACCCTGAGGGTCTTTAAGCCCCATAAGGGATTCAACCAGCTTGGCCTTAATCTGTTGATAAGACCTCTGGTATGGGTTAAGCCATTTATTTGTGATTCCCATATTATTGTGTATTTAATGAATTATCTGACCTATCATAGGTGATATCGAGGTACTGACTAGAATTTGTTCCATTTATTACATAAGCTACTTCTATGTGTATTTTTGCATCAACTCTAGTAACTGTGATATTTTGGAAGGTTATTCTCTGTTCCCATGCACCTATGGCTTGTTTTAAAAACTCTTTAATTATAAAACTTAGGGCTTGTGAGTTTGGTTCCTCAATACATTGCCATAGTTTACTACCAAAGTTTTCCTGTCGAAATCTCTGACCTATCATATAATACAATATAGAACTTATATTATCCCTGATAAGTTTAAAATCCCCGTTTACTGGGTACCAACCTCTTTCCCCATTTTCATTAGTTGTAAGTTGGATAGGATAAGTTACACCTATACCAACTAAGTCTGTAAAGTAATTCTTTTCCATTAGTGTATGCAGGTTTTATCCTCATAATCGTCTACAACGAATTGTGAGAAAGGTTTAGTTATTTGAGTTAAAGTTGGGCCAGAAGAACCTGGCCCAGTAGTTACACCTGAGTGTACATGAGAGTTGAACATACTACGAAGTTGTTCTAGTTCTTGAATAGTTTGATTTAGTTTTTCGGTTAGTTGGGCAATATTGATTAACCCATGATTTTCTCCAGTATTTAATATAATGGTATCACCTGAGGATATATTGATATCTTTATTAGCTGATACTATTACGTTAGATTCAGAATAAACCGATACGTCCCCATTAAAGTAGAGATTTAGTTTCCCATTATCATCGTCTATTATAATGAGGTTACCTTCAGGAGTAACTATCCCCATTTTATTTGGACCGTCTAAGGGTTGGGGTACTTGATTCATACCCCAACCATGGTATTCCCATAATGGTTTAGTAGGGTCACCAAATTCAAAAGTAATGAATACTATATCTCCTACCTTAGGGGCTAAGAACTTAAACCCACTACTTATTGAACCATGTTGGCCTTTCGGTAAAGCCCAAGCAAAGGTACCTCCCATTACTTCTGGTATACATACTTTTACCCTATTCATCTTCTTTTCGGTATCATTATTATCAACAACTATACCTCGGTATATAGAGTAGTATCTTCCAAGACCCTCTAATCCTTCTTCTGTTATTATCTTTGCAGTTTCATAGCCCATAATTACCTCGCTTCCTTATTCTTGATATATTCTTTGAATCTCTTTATGGCTACTTCCATATAATCGAATTTAACCCAATAATCATCGGGTACTTGAATATCTTTGATGGTTATCTTTCCGGGTATTACCTTACCTGAAGAAGTAGTTAAACTACCAGAGCTTACAGCTATACCTTCTGCTTTCTCGATTGGAGTCTTAGCTAATACTTCAGTATAGTAAGCCTTCTTTCGAGCCATCTCATCACGACGTTTAACATCCAATACGTTTCCTTCCTTATCCATAATACCAGATTCAATGAAATAGGCCACCTCATTGTAAGTCCAACTCAAATCTAATGCATTGATATTACTTAAAGCTTTCTTATCTTTACCCTTAGAGGTTACAGCATTAGCTTTAGCATCATTAGCTACAACCGTTTGAGTAGACAGTCCAGTCTTAGAAGTAGTAGAACCAGCCCTACTCGAATTCTTTACTAACTCTAAATTAGTTACATATCCCTGGCCTGCATCCATAGAGTGGGTACATTGTTTTATATACCAAGGACCAGACCATCGTTTACCAACATTCTCTAATATTAATACCTGAGAAGAGGCTAGTAAGGGTCTTCCAACAACTTGCATCTGACAAACCAGTTTACTCTCTGTATGCTTTAAACCACCATTAGCATTAGCATTAGCTGCCCAAGCCCACTTATCTATCCCCCCATATCTACTGAATAGATTATGGTAAAGTTTGTACAGGGGTATCTCAACATTAGCTTTTTTCCAATGTTGAACTTTCACTGTAACGCTATAAATACCCAAACTCGGATTTAATGGGTTTTTATATTTGATAACCGGGGTGTCATCAATCACCATAGTATAAGGGCCTTTCTTTAAAGCCAATATACCTCGATAAACACTTTCTTCATCCTCTAATCCCCAAGCAGTAGCTCCACCCTTGGGAGTATGCTCTGGGTCAAAGTCTCTTGGGTCCAGGTCTTCTATGACCATGTATTCCATTTGTTCTTTACCCTCGAAAAGGTATCTTTCATTCTTGAGGATATTGTATATATCTTTATCTAATGTTTCACCATTAACTACATTCTTAAGGGCAGCATTTAAAGCTGCACGCCTATCAGCCGGAAATTCTTCTCTTTGAATGGTTTTATTTATGATACTTCTTACCTGATCTGTACTAAGTTCATTAAGGAATTTTTCCTTACCTTGTCTATAAGCTTCGGCGGGATTAGAAGCAGAATACTCTGCTACATCTTGATCCCATTTGTCATCTACTTGTTTCCTAGCTTCAAATAAAGCTCTTAAGTTAGGGTCAGTCTTTAGGGTATGATTTAACCTCATCTGCCTGATAGTAAGTATATCTTGGGGATTATTCTCTGCTCCATATTTACCTATTGAGGTTTTCCAATTATTATAATAGACCCCATTATTCTCATTAGCTACTATCTCGGGTAATTTTTCAGTATCATCAATCCCAGTACTTAATACTTCTAAATCTTTACTCTCTGGATTAATAGCGGGAGATAGTGTAGCCTTAACTCTCTTAGTTACTTTTTGAGTAGAAAATTGAACACTAAGTACTTCCCCATTCTCTCCCTGATAAGTATAAACAGTTACTGGTTCTTCATGAAATTTCCTATTATGTATATAAATAACATTATCTCTTGAATCTATATACCAAGGGCCATTAGTATAACCTCTCATCTTTTGTTCTAATTGAACTAAGATATTCTTGCCAACTAATCCGAAGTCACTATTGATTAGGGCCTTCAAATCTTCTGGCATAGCCACTTCTGCTACTCCACTGTACCTATTAGCATAAAGCACCTTTCCAGTAGTAGTACGAGTATTCTCTGTAGGTACCTGTAGTGACTCATATACTTTATTACTTATTATTCGTTGTTCCATTACTGAAAGATTTCTATGATTACACCTACACCATTATCACAACCACCATCTAAATAGGAAGATAAACTATTCTCTGAAGCTTCAGAGAAATTATATGGTGGCTGATATCTTAAATCACCAATAGAGTCTATACACTTGATAGTTACATGGGTACCAGTAGAATCAAACTTTGCCTCAAAATCCCTGACCTTGATAGTTTTAATTGGACCCGATACAAATTGACCGTCTGGGTATATGTATCCCCACTGTAAGCATATCACATTACCTTCTTGTAAAGCCTCTATGTCCACAGTATCGGGATTACCCGTATCAAATGTAATTGTAGCAAGATTTTCTTTCTCTTCATCGTATCTATAACTCCAGGTACTAATATAAGCTCCAAGAGGTATACCAGTAATGGGATTCATTATCGGCATACCTCTAAAATCGAATAGAGCCAAGTATGGTTGGCCCATTCCGTTATATAATATGGGTTTTTGTTTAGCTGCCATAAGCGGGGATTCTTATAAGTGTTCCACTTTCTACCTCTTTAAAAGGGTTTAGTATACCATTAGCTTCTGCAATAAGATACCATTTACCTGAATCCCCATAGTATTTATAGGCTATATTCTGTAAAGTCTCTCCATCCTTAATGGTATGTTGAATATCATTTGAGGATGAAGGTACAGAAACTACTGGAGTTTCTAAAGAGTAATCTCCATCTCCGTAATTTAGAGCATAGGCATTATTATAAGGGCTAGCTCCCGTCAGATATTGGTTAATATCAATCATATTTAATACCTCCCGTCTTTTTAAGTGAATCCGAATTTATAAAATCTCCATAGGATAGATTATATGCACTTACTCTCTTGAAAATCAATTCTTGAGTTGCTGCTGCAGGTAATAACCTACCATTACCAAAGGTAGCTGGCTTTCCAGGTACCCTTATCCTATAACCATTCTGAAAGTTCTTCAGAGTATAGGTTGCTGAAGTAAGGATGTAATAGTGATTATCAAATATACCCGAATCCCCCCATTCTATCTTAACAATAGGCGGAGCCGATTGATAACCGTTAGCTTTAGTCCAGGCCTCTAATAACCTACACTTATTAATTACCTCCTCTGGATTCTCTGGGTCATTACAGTACCAAGATACATTGAATTGAATGATGTCCTCAGCACCAGTAAAGTGATACATAGGAGTATTCCTTCCCATGGATTTGATAGTTGCCCATGTGGTTTCTCCCCTGAAGTCCAACTCTGGAGGTCTATTCTGTAAGGTAATATACTGAGTAGGGTTAACAGTCATATTATATATCCTTACCTCATTCTGATATATGATATCAGCTTTAGCCTCAAAGTTTCTGTAATTAGTGGTATTCTTATTCCCTTTTGCTGGGTCTACTCCTTCACCTTCTTCTAATCTTGGAAATTGTAATTCCATTCTCCATTTAGCCTGGAGCTGTTTGTTTAGGGTTGGATTCTTAGATGATATTTGAGCTTCTCCAATTACTCCATTTGGGTCATAGAGTTTACCCTTTTGAGCATCATCCTTTGGAAGAGTAGAAATAGTTCGATTGAGTAATATCCGAGCTCTCCATAGTTTATTTAAGGGACCCGTAAGAACTCCTGCGGTATCCCTTGTAAGGTCATTATATTTTTCAACGACCTTACCTGCTGCTTTATTTAATACTCTAGCCATAGTGTTTTAATTTTATAATCCTAATGCTACACCAGTATAATCTTGCTGAGAACCCAAAGAGTAATCCCCCAATATCTCACCATCTACACTGATATTAATCTTACCGTCTTTTAACCCATCTCTAATAGCTGCTCTCATTGCATTCAAGAACCTTTCTTCATTCTGAGCTCTGATTGCAGATGGGTCTTCTTTATCTTGGGCATTAGTATTCCTATCTACTGAATCAATAAGTCTACTACCTACTTCTATTAATAATGGTAAACCTACGGTAATAGCTAATCCCCAGGGTCCACCAAGTAATCCCAATAACCTACCACCTACCGAAGCTAAACCCTTAGTAGCAACAGTTTTAGCAGCTTGTTTACCAGCTTGATTAGCTACAGTACCTCCAACTACACCTCCAATGAGTGAAGTAGTGGGGGACATACCAAGATTGGGAGTCTTAACATATCTACCGTTTTTGGTATTATAAAATCTAGCAGCTTTGTTCACACTAACTCCCGCCATCATCATCTGCAATTGAACCATAGTCCTCATGAGATTTACCATACTTACCATATGAGCTTTCATAATAGCAAATTGGGTGTTCGTCTTAATGGCTGCTGCAGACATACCCTCAGTAGAAGCAGTGGCAATAGTTTGTAAATATCCAACCGACCTAATAATACCTCTTACAGTATTAAATCCTGCAACAATAGTACCTACTACTACTGCAGTAGCTCCTACTCTAAGACCAAAACCTCCAACCCAAGTTTCTGAGATAGAATTAATTACGCTGATTATAGAGTTACCCACCTTTAGTACTGGGGTAAAGATTCTACCCAAAGCTGCACCTGCGGTAACTGTTAAGTTCTCTATACTTGATTCAAATTGGTCGATTACACCTGCATCGGTTTTAAGACGTTCTTCATTGAGTCGATTTACTGCCCCAATGTTTTGGTCATAAGTAGCAAGTATCTTACCCATCTTATCTCTACCAGAAGCAATATCCCTAAGTACGGGGAGCATACCACGATTACCACGAACACCAAAGATATTGAAGAAGGTTGGTGTTTCTATCCGTGAAGGTAAATCTACTGCTGCCTTAGCAAACTTCTGATAGATAGTGTAAAGGTCTATAAGGTTACCTTGAGCATCGAAGAATTCATCTGGACTTAAGCCCAGGTCTGCTAAAGCGTTATAGCCTTTCTTTTTTTGATTAACAAGGGATAGTTGTAAGTAACGAATCATATTGGCCAGTGAGGTACCTGCCATAGAACCTTGTATACCCATATCCCCCAATACACCAATAGCAGCAGCCGTTTGCCGAAGGTCTACTCCAGCAGTTGCCATATCTGCTCCTGCATAAGATATGGACTGGGCTAAGTCTGTTAAAGATATATTTGCATTAGTAACTGCAGTATATAAATCATCGGTTACTCTAGCGGCTTCCCCCATTGGGATTTGGTACATTGACATGATATTAGTCATCAAGTCAGCTACACCACCTTTCTGTCCCACTGGCATTGTAAAGATTGAAGCCAGCTTAGATGCTGGCCCAATCATCTCTTTAATAGCATCGAGTTTATTACCCGCCATAGCCAGGTATCTTTGTCCTGATGCAACATCCGAAGCAGTAAGAGGAGTTATCTCATTGACATCTTTTGCCAATTGTAACATCTCTCTTTGTTCTGCAATGGTAGCACCGGCAATTTTCGAAGCAGTCCAAACTTCATTCTGAACACCCGCAGAGTATTTATAGGCCCTTGCCATTCCCCCTACGAGCTGCATTCCGAAGTCCATTGTATTAGAAGCTGACATCTGTATACCTCTATTCCAGGTACTCATGTCATTCATCATAGTTCTGAATGACCCAGATATCTTGCCAGCCTCTTGAGAGAATCGGTCTTTTAATACCATGGCAACACCGACCTCTACTATACTCCTACTGGTATTCATAATTTATTTTCTTTTCTTTAATTGTTTATAATATTGTTCGGCCATTTCCTTAAATATTTTCCTGATTCTATACGGAAGACGTAAAAAGCCGAAATAGTCTAAGGCTATCTCGGCTCTGGTGATATAAACAAAATCACTCTCTAACATTACTCTTCCGTCAGGTAGAAAAAATTCGGTGCCCAAACTATAGGATAAGTTCTTTCTTCTCCGGTGGTTGGATTAGTGATATGGGATTCACCTTTGAAGATAGGGTCCATAGATAAGATATGCTTTCTCATCTCAGCCATATCCTTTGCAGTAAACGGAGTAAAGTTTTCTACCTTCTCCCAACTACCATCGACCTCTAAGTGAAGATTACGGCAAAGAAGGGGAGCATTCTTAGTTTGTTTATCCAAAGGCAACTTCATGAACTCTTGTTCTCCCTTACCAGTCATACAATCGAATTTAATTCTCTTGCCAGATGAAAGAGTGTATTCATGGTCTACCAATCTAACTCCCTCTGGATAATAAGGGATAGCATCTGGCTTCTGATTTAAATCCTCTACAGTTGGAGTAGTACCGTAATCGAAAAGGAACTCATGAAGGTCTTGGCCATAAGTAATCTTACCACCATTCTCTTTGCCCCAATCATATTCGAATTCTACTTCCTCTCCCAAAGAGAAGATACGAGAATTGAAGATAATGGCATAACGGTCATTGACTGGTAAGTTAAGGGCATCATCTACGGTTAGTTTCCCATTAGGGGTAGCAGTAGTTCTAATTACAATTGCTGCAATGAACTTGGTAAGGTTCATTAAAGTCTTCATGTCTGAAAGGTTACTGAGAATGTCTTCATCAGCTCCATTCTGTTCTCTGATTTCATATTCGAAACCAGAGGGTCCGGTAAATCTAAATGTTCTAAATTCCATAATTTTGATATATTTAATGTTTACAAATGTTCATAGTACTCCGTATAACAACAAGAAAGGGGTGAGCTCCTATCACAGGAATCCCACCCCTCCACCGAATCTTAGTGAAAATAGACTAAGGAATTAGTATTTATCTGCAGTACCCACCGAGAACTCTATGGACTCTATGGTATTCTCTGAAGCCATTCTGTCCAAGTCTAAGCCGGTAATCTTACATGGCCATACCTCTTCGAAGACGTGGGTATTAAGAACCGAAACTCCATCTTCGGCAAGTTCGTTTACAATAGCCGTTTCCCAATATTGGCTTGGTACTAAGCCACCACCAACTATATGGTCTTGGCAAGAATAGAGCCAGTCATGAAGCCAGGTATCTGAACCTGCAGTAGTCATAAGTTTCTCTACGATAAGATTACCTATAGTAACCCTACCAGCAGTTTTAACATCTCTATTGACATCCCCATGAGCCACCTGGTCAATCTCAATATCAGGCAAAGTACAACTTTGGAATAGATAAGTATTGATAGGGTGTTTGGGGAACATGATACTCCACAAGAATTTCTTCCGTGGATTTTTTACTTTTGCTCCCATCGTTATATGTTTATAGGTTATTACTTGTTTCTACAACTGATACCGACTTAGAAGCAGCATCAATTACAATCTCCATAGTTACCTCTTGCATAGGAACTACGTCTTTATACTTAAGGATAGCACGATATTTACCTTGACGGGCATCTGCTTCGTTATTTACGGAAAGATCATCCCAAGAAGTTGCATCCTGGTCACCCATCCAAGTATATTCTGTCATGGCATCTTCATCTACCAAAGAATCTAATGTAGGTTTAACTTCCAACCAAATTCTTTTCCAAGTTCCCCAAACGTTGGGTTCTTCCAAGTATTTGTTAAGTACTGGACGAAGGAACTTCTTCAAATACAAATTCAATCTTACGATTGAAAGGAATCTTTCTGAATCCTGTTTTACCTGAGAAGAGAAACAATGCCATAGCATGGTTTGTTTACCTGCATCGGGAGTATCTTTGATTACCATCTCATTGATATAATTCTGAGCAAGTGTGTTCAGTTCATTATATCGAGAAGGAGAACCATAATTTGGACATACGGGCCCAACTGCATCTCCAATAACTCCTCGGTTCATACCAGCAAAGGATTTCCAAGGACCATATTGAGTAGCAGAAGCATCTCCCAAACCTGCAATGGTACCCACTACATCAGAATCTTGAAGATTGCCGTTCTCATTGTAGTACTTAAGGCCACCTCCAAAGTAAGCAATGTACTTGGAATTACCCACGGTACCAAGACAAGTCTGTACCCAAGTAACCTGAGCTTTATAGTCTCTTGGTTGAGTACCCTGGGTGTAATGGGTTAAGTGTTTTGGGACTTCTATGTACAGTACCCATTCCATCAATTCTTTTGCCATATCTGCAGCAGCCTTATATACCTTGAGTACGTCAGCATCAGTAGTAAGGTGTTGAGAGATATGGGAAATGAATAATTGGTAAAAGTCAGTGTAGTCCCTTACTAAATCCAATGAAGCGATCCATTCATCAGCAGTAGGGTTAGAACCAGCACTACCTACGGTACCGGTAAATAGTTTCTCGGTATCTGAAGGAGCTGCTCCCCCAACTGTTACAGTAACGGCATTTTTTGTACCATCTACACTATCGGTAAGCCATTTGATTAAGTTCTCAAAAGATGAACCAGCAACTACTACCGGTTTGATATACTCTGAGTTCTTAGCAAAGGCACTAAGAGCAAGGTAATCTACCGAAGTATTATTGTTATCATCGGCAGTTTTATAAGTTACTACCGGACCTTGTTCAAGTACCTGGCCATTGCCTGAATAGATTCTATAATACAAGGTATTGGATTGTTTATAGAAACCTACCTGGAAGGTATCAGTACTACCGATTGGGTCTCCATAACCTTTGGTTACCAATCCCAAACTATAAGTAGTTCCCCCAGAAGCAATGGTTATCAATGCTGCAGGAGTAGCAGGGTCTGGAGTAGCAGAAGCAGGTGCTATACCTTCCTCTTCGGATTTAGCAACTGTTTTAGCTTTACCCGCAGTTGCAGCTACTGTACCTTGAGTAGCTCCCTTACCAAGCACTCGAATAACACGAAGCTTAGAACCACCCTGCAAAGCCTTTTCGATATTTGATACAGAACCATCTGGTACAATTTCAGAACCATAGATTCTTTGGAACTGAGAGAATGTAGAGATGATTTCTGATGGGTCATCATAAGGGCCCTTAGTAGTTCTAGCCAATACACAAGAAACTCCTAACATGGGAGTAGTTTGAAGAACATTGTTGTTCTTAAACTTAAAGTCAATGTGAGGTGAAGTTGGCATAATTCTATTGTGATTAAAGTTAATTACTCGTTTAATTTATACCCTAGAGTATTGTACCTATACCTTAGGTACTTTTAACTCTAGCATCTCATTTTCGTTTTGTTCTAACAATCCAATAAGAACTGATATATCCTTGATAGGTGTAAGAGTACCTTCTCCCAAAGCTTTTTCTGGAAGAATACCATCTTTACATACATAAGTGTATACCTTCTCAAGTATACCATGTTCTACATCTGGATGGTCATAATAATTACCAATCTCAATGAATAGGTTTCCGGTGGGAGCAAGCCTGCCCTTTTCCCATTCCTCTAAGTCATTGAAGTATGGTCTCACGTATCCTCTAGCAGGTAAGCCAGTATATAAGATTGTATGTAGCAACCTCATATCTGCTTGTGTTTGAGAAACTAGATGTACATCTATGGTAATATCTTTTGTTTCATAAGGAAACTCTGAAGCTTGGTAATTACCATCCTCAAGTTTATCACCAATGATGTATTTATTCACACCAATATCTCCAGCATAATAACCTTGTAGTTCTATGGTTATTCTTGGGAGGGTCTTTGGGCCTTTTACTTGGTTATTCCCTATACCAAAAAGAGGTATGAACTTCTTCATACCTTTGATTGCCTCTTGAAATCTTTTTTCGTTTTCTTGAGACAAAGGTAAGAAGTCTTCTGGGTTTAAGGTAAGACCCATTTCCAACATTGTACTAAGTAGAGAGATATAAAAAGTTCTTTCTACTATTTCTTCTGAGTTTACCATTAAAGTCCTAATCTAATATTTAACTGAACACTTTGATTGCCATTGTCATTAATATACCCATTATAAGTTACCTGAATACCTCCAAAACCCCTAATTATGGTTTGTAAATGACCAACACAATTTAATTCACTAACCCATTGAGTAGCAATATTTGAAGGATAATCGGTAAGCCATACTTTAAAAGGTATTGGTTTAGAACCAGTACCTCCAGGTAATTGACCCTCTATTGTCTCACTTATATTGGTTATCTTAAATTGTTTTATAAATTTAGCAACTTGAATACCGTTGATAAGGTAGTACTGATAACCCTTTACATTACTAATCTGAGCAGTACTAGTATTTTGACCAGGATTTGGGAATGGTATATTCGGGGTTGGTTCAAAGCCATACGTAGTAGTTCTAGTACCTGGAGATTGAGTTATATTTAAAACTATCTCAGTGTTAGGTTCTTGCTGTGAGATAATCTTAACTATAGCAGTTCTTTCCAAGGGGTCATAGTTACTGGGGTTGTGATTTTGATTAGTAGATTTAGTTTTGATAGTAAGCTTACCTGCGGCATTAGCTTCTCCAATTTCTTGGGTTACCCCTAACCAATCTGAGGAGCTTTCAACTTTCCAATCTACAGCACGATATTCATCTTGAGGCTCATTATCGATAAACTTCTGTTGGTAACTGTATACACCTATTTCTAGAGTCTCACCCCCTTTAGTACCATCGAAAGTATGGGAAGTAGTTTCTGGAGTGATACTAAAATAAGTTCCCCAGGTCTCTACTATTTTAGGAGCGGCCTTTTGTATCAGAGTTACTTCCCTTTCTACACCCTGAACTACTACCTTGAGGACCTGCTCTTTTAAGGTCTGTTCTGTATTTACTGCTTTTGGTTTTACACGAATGGTAGCAGTACCAGTTCCTGATAGTGAAGATATTTCAAAATCTACTGCCATTATATAATCCTCCTTATTTCTTTTCTAACTTCATTACGTATTTCCTTTTGTAAGGCAGCTTTTCCACCAGCAGCCTTAAATGCAGGAGCCCAGAGAGGACGAGGTGGTAAATTACCATCTCTACTACCATACTCTAACATGATAGCTATCTGATTCAAAGTTTTTCTTGAAGTCTTACCAGTATAAGTAATCTTCTTGATTCCAATTGGTAAACCAACGAAAGTTCTTTTCTTACCTTTTACCAAAGTAACTGACCTGGCATATTGTCCAGTAAGATTTAGCATGGTATGGTCTCCATATTTCTTTATGGTACCAGGAGCATGTGGTGGCCAAGATACTCCGGAACCCCTTGGAGGTACACCAGTATTCAAACTTCGTCTTACTATACGAAGAAGTTGATTGCCAAACTTTTCTGTACCTTTCGCATAACCCTTAGTTAAGATACTTGGAGTTTTGGCAATCAACCTTTCTGCACGAGCTTGTTCTCGTTTATCTACGTATATTTCTAGAGGACCAATTGGAGTCGATAGTGTAATATTAACCGACTTACTTGGCATAATTCTTATTATTGTTTAGGTTTATCTAATCCCAATTCTTGAGCAATCCTTAATAAAAGGGTTTCTTGGTTAGTTAACCTCTCATTCATGGATAACTTAAATTCTTCGAAATCTGGAGCAGGATTACGAGGTGATTCTGAACGATTATTAATTAAACCAAGAATATTATCGCATTCAGAAACAACTGCCTCAAATTTGGCTTTGTTATTTAAAATATTTAAAGCATTCTGTTTCTGCATTGATACCTCATTAATGATATTATCGAGATTGGTCGTATAATAGGTACCATTATAAATACCTTCATTTACATTAGTTGGTAAATAAATGGTAATTTGAGATATTGAATCTTGTATCACTAATTCGATACTGTTAACAAAACCTTCTTTACCATTTGAGGCCATTGGTTTACTTTCGCCAACTTTTAAAACTCTTGCTGGGTCAAAGTAAATACATAATCATAGGTTATAGTAGCAGCATTCTGAGTGATATTGACTGTAAGCTCCCAACCATTATCATCCTTCTCTGCTTGCCTTAATTTAATGGTACCTGACCTTGTTGATTCTACGGTATTCTCTGTTAAGGTTAAGGTTAACTCATAGTTTCCAATATCACTTGATAACGGTGTGATTGCTACATTTGTAACCCAACTTGGTTTTGAGGTTACAGTTAAAGCTAATGGGTATCTTGTACTTATTTCAGAACCGTTTATTACCTTAGTCTTAAAAGAATAAGCTATATCAACTGTAAAGTTATTACCTCCCAAAGCCGATAATCCAGTTCTAGAAGTAGTTCTAGAACCAGTAGGGGAAGTAAATGCCAAGTAATACTTATAAGATACACTAACTCCACCCTGAGTGATATCCACATAATCGAAATCACCCTCATAAAAAGCAAAAACTCTAATAGACCTACTACTTGTACTGGTATTCTCAGAAGCACTAAGTGTAGTACCTGATAGACTAAATCCTGGGATACCATTGGTACCTAAACTTGGAGTAGCACTATCAGAGCCATCCCTTGTATTTGAACCTGAGGTATAGTTAGCATACCTGGGTCTACTTGCATTGGGGTACAAAGTTACACTACCTCCAGTATTACTGATGGTATAAGAACTTGCCATTAAGGTTACATTCCAAGAACCATAGGTATACCCAGTAAATTCGTTTGCTGCCTGGTATACTGGTACACTTACAGATTTGGTTTTACCATTTAGTGATAAGGTACCAGTAAGGGTTCCTACCTGGGTTCTAGATTTAACCGTAGTTCCCAAAGAACCTGCACTAACTGCAGTACCATAACTAATGCTAGCACCACTTGTAATCGTACCTCCTCCCGTTGTAGAACCATTCCATCCCCAAGTTTGAGAATATGAGGGCATAGTAGAGAATGAACTTCTAGCACCTCCACTTGCAGGGATATCTGTTACTGCACCTCCACTTGCTGTAATCTCACTGTAGCTTTTATAACCTGCCGACTGAGAACAAGATACGGTTAACTTCTTCCCTGTTTCAGCTTGGGTTAAGGTTACCGTACCACTTCGTGTACTGGTAGAAGTATTATTACCCATAGTTACAGAAGTACCACTTCCAGATACACTACCAGAGTTGGCTCTAGTATAAGTTAAAGCAATTTGGTTACCATAATTATGCCCATTTCTCAATTCTTGCTTGTAAGAAGTAACGGTAAAGGTTTTAGTACCTCCTGTAGCCCCAAATGACATAGAGGTAGGTGATACACTCCAACCATAACTCCAAGATTGAGAGGCCGCTGCTTGAGTGAAGGTTAATTTAAAAGTTTTACCCGATTCATCCTGTGTAACAAGAGTATTGGAATCCGACCGAGAGGTTAATCCCAAATTCTCTGAAGCAGTCCAAGGAGGTGCTGAAGGATGATTAGCTACCCATGCGGGTTTATTACTAATAACATAATTTACCGTAATTTCAGACCCATTAGCTACCCCATCCCAATATTTCTGTTTTGTAGAAATAAAACCAAACCCCTGATTAGAAGAGCTTGGGTTACCCAAAGCATCGAAGCTTACACTACTGTATCTAGTAGTAAAAGTATACTTATAGGTTACCTTATGAATATCTTCGAGTTTGACACATTCATTATTTCCATAGGAACTGGCATTGGATAGTTCCAACCCCACATAATTCTCCCCGGTTCCTGTCGAGGAGAGTGCTAACAATTCAGCCTTGGTAGGGCAGTCATTTCCTGTCTTACCAAGGCCTACTTTAGTTTTGACAGCACTCCAGGTTGCTATCTCTCCCATGATTATTTATTTTTAAGTTCTTGAATCTCAGCCTTCAAAGCCTTAATCTCATCGTAGAGAAGTTTAATACCTTCAATTGCCAAAGTTGACATCTTGTGATATTTAACTTGTTTTACGAGTACATACTCTTCCCCATTGATTTCCAAAGTTTCGAATTCCTCTGGATTAGGTACTGTAGATTTCTCTACTGGAACTTCCTCTACATATTTACCAAATCCCAATCCCTCAAGATTCTGAGCAATAGTTCCCTCGTCCTCTTTACCAAGCATTTCGAATGACTTAGTTGGTATCTGGCAAATCTGTTCCAGAGTATGATTCAAATCCTTAATATTAGATTTGAGTCGAACATCTGAAGACTCTTTGAAGAAACCGGAAGGAGCAGTAGTCTTAGCAAATACTACCTGGTCGGTAGTTGCCAAACTCAATTGAGCTCTAGTTACTACGTGAGGATTATCTTTTCTACCAGCATGGTTATTGATAGAAGTCTGAGCAGCAGTACCTGCAGCCTTAGCATCAGCAATAGCAGTAGCTTGAGCAGTAGATACGGGCTTATTAGCATCGGAAGTATTATTAACATTACCCAATCCAACCTGAGTTTTAGTAACTGCATGAGGATTAGATTTATTGGCAATGTGATTATTTACCTTAGTTTCTAATGCAGTTACATCTGAACCAGTATCAGCAATCAAATCGTCAACGTAAGTTTTCAATTCTGTACGAAGAGCATTGATAGCATTAGTTCTATTGGTAATCTCATTTGCCAACCCCTGTACCGTATTATCCAAGTTAGTCTTATCTTGGGCAGTCATTACACCTGCAGTAGTCTTAGTTGCTGCTGGTATGGTGACATTCACATCTGTACCTTTACTATATGAGCCCTCTTCGGTATTCTTTACCCATCTAAAATACTTTAATCCGAGATTATTCGTATTTTGGGTAACACTGTTTATTACCGTCATTATCTCCTGAGGTAAACTATTGATTAGTTTATCATGCTCATTATCTTTTGCAATACGGGCCTCTTGTTCAGCTTCAATAGCATCTGGTAAGGTTTGATTAAGCTTTATTACACTATCGGCATCCATCAGACCAGCTTCTTGAGTAGTGGCTGGGGTTAGAGGGATTACCATCCCATCGGGTTTATCAATGTAATGCCCTTGACCATCCGTAGCAGAATAGTTACATAAGATAATAATATTACGCTTATTTCTGTTAGCTATTGAAACCTTACTAATTAAATTTTTAGGCATGCTAGATACCACATCCTCAAGATGTTTACCTCTACTACCCTCGAAAGCAGTACCTGCAATTTCTCCAATAATAAGGGAAGAAGTGTTACTATCTACGAATTTAGTACCTGACCAACGGAATTGATAAGGAGGTTCCCCATTAGCAACATTAATGTATATCTTACCAGATTCTCCAGTTACCGGAGTTTGGTGAGTAGCATCAGTATACAACTGAACATTAGTAAGACCTCCAGTAGAGCTTACTTCATAAGTAGCGTATACCTCGATTACATCGTCTACATATGAAGGCAAATGGTTAGCTGGTACCAATCCATTACCATCCAATGGAGCAAACCCATCAGCTTGTCCCTTAGTTGCTACAAAGGCATCATGCTTGGCTTCTAGAGTATCAAGGTTATTCTGCAGTTTAGTTTCAAGGGCAGTATCAGCATCTTTTCTATCTTGAATCTCTTTTTCTAAAGCAGCAGTCTGAGAATCTCCCAGATTCTTGATAGCTGTATCGATTGCCTCTTGTCTATCCTCAATCTCCTTAGCAATAGCATTGGGCAAAGTCTCATCAAGATTAATCTTATCTTGGGCAGTCATTACACCTGCAGTAGTCTTAGTTGCTGCTGGGATAGTACCCATTACATATCTACTACCCTTAACATAGACACCAGATTCTGAGTCTAGTTTAGCTCCAGCATGAGTAATGGTGACCTCAGAATCTGAAATTTCTAGATTGCTCCCAGAAGCAAGTACAAAGGATTCTGGGAGAGAATCAAATAACTTCTTATCGGCTGCGGTTTGTACACCTGCCGCTTTATTCGTCGCAGGAGGTATATTTAGATGACGTATAGCATTTTCAATGGGATTATCTTCATATACTCCAGTATCGGGATTTATAGTAGATAAGTCCAAATAAATATCTACCATGTTATGGCGTTGAACTCTTCCATTAAAACCCCGAATGATATTTGGGGGAAGAGAATCAAACAATTTCTTATCTGCAGCGGTTTGTACACCAGCTTTCTCTGCAGTAGAGGCAGGCAATGTAATAGGATTCTGTTCTACTGTACCATCTTCAACTACGGTCTTAGTAGCAGCTATGCCAACAGTAGTTTCATTGGGAGTTACTGCACCAAGAGCAAAGTTAGCCGTAGAGATTCTATCTAACTCAACCTTATCCTTAGCAGTCATCGTACCAGCCTTAGTAGCCGATACCTGAGGCAAATCGAAAGTTTCGGTAGTATCAGCATTCAAACCGTTATCCTTAGTTACGGTTACTGTTACCTTATTAGCATCTGAAGCTGCAGAGATATCCGTCAGAGAATTGGGGTCTAACCCATCTAACTTAACCTTGTCTGCGGCAGACATAACTCCTGCAAGAGTTTGAGTTACCGGGAGTAAATTCTTGGTAGCTTCTACTTCTTCACCATATTGGTTATTTGCCTTATCCTTGGTTGAAGTCTTTACTTTGAAAGAAAGCTGAGTACCTGTTCGGGTTACAGTACTAACATCGGTAACCATGGTATCAGGCAAAGCATCAGAAGTACCTTCTTCAGCTACCAGTCTTTCTTCATGGTCATCGGTAATGTTAGTGAATTTATTATCTAAGGCAGTATCAGCATCGGTTCTGTCCTGAATTTCTTTATCGATACGTTTACCCAAAGCTGTATCGGCAGCAATACGGGCAGCTTCTTCTGCATCGATGTTATCCTGGAGAACTTTATCTGCGGCCTTTCTTTCCTCTCTCTCTGTATTTAAGTCAGAAGTATTCTGGTTAATCTTTGCTTCTAATCGAATATCCTCAGCCTTACGAGCAGCGATTTCATTATTCAGCAAATCGGTAATGGCAGTATAGTTACCATTAATGTTATCCTGAATACCCTGAATCAATTCCAGATTACGTTGAATATTAGCAGCATTCTGAGTTACCAGAGCATTGGTAGCATTCAAGGAAGTTAACAGCTCCGTACGAGTTTCAGTTACGAAAGTTCTCAACTCATTTACCGTAGTAGTAAGAGTATTACTTAAGTTAGTGAAAGTCTGTTGCAGAGTATTATCTCCTTGTTCACGCAGATTCTTTTCAGCTTCAAGCTTATTCTCCAACTCAGTAAGCTTAGCAGTCATAGTTGCTGCAAAGTTGGGGTCATCACCGAGAGCCTTAGCAATCTCGGCCAAAGTATCAAGTACCTCTGGAGCAGAGCCAATAATCTTTTGGATAGCTGCCTCTACTTGTTCAGAATTTTGGAAATCCGAATCGTTCAACAATTCAGATACCTTTGTGATATAGTTAGCATGTTCCTCAATGCCATCCAACTTAGCAAAGAGTAAATCAGTAAAGTCATTTGAAGAAAGTACCTTACCGTCTACCTTATCTACCTTCTTAGAATCTAAGGCTTGGTCAGCAGCAATTCTATCTGCCTTCTCTTGAGCCAAAGCATTATTGATAAGGGTATCTTGGTTAGCACGTTCTGTAGCTTCCTTATCGATATTATTCTGCAACTCAGTATCACCAGCTAAGCGGTCATTCTTTTCGGTAAGCATATTTTGGTTGATACCCACCATATCATCTTTATGGTTCTGAAGGTTGGTATCAATCTTTGCCTCAAGTGAAGTCTCTTTGGCAATTGCTCGGTCTTTCTCTGCATTAATAGCAGCAGTATTAGCATTTACCTTTGCTTTTAATTCATTCATAGCATCGGTATTACCTGCCTCTAGAGAATCAATACGAACTCCCAAAGCATTATCACCAGCAATACGGTTTTCCTTTTCTTGTTCAAGCTTAGTATTAAAGCTAGCTACCTCAGATTCCAAAGCCTGCTTAGCATTATCCAATTTAGCCGTAAACTCAGTACTCAAGGCTTTATCGGCTGCAGTACGGTCTGCTGCTTCTTTATCCAAATTTACCTGAAGAACTTGGTCTGCAGCTTTTCTTTCTACACTCTCAGTATTAAGGTCAATATTGAGAGTATCGATACGAGAACTCAAAGCACTATCAGCATTGGTACGGTCAACGATTTCCTCGTTAATCATATCCTTAACTTCCTTATAGTTATCCCCTACAGTCTTAGTTAAGTTTGTGATTGCCTCTGAATTTCTTTCTATATTATGTTGATTAGTAGCGATTGCCGTAGTATTGGCATTTACCTGCTCAGTAAGCTCATTACGCAAAGTATTGATAGACTCTTGCATACTCAAAGCCAAGTCTGAGATACGCTGGTTAACGTTAGCCAGACTTTGAGTATATGATTCATCAGCAGTCTTTCTTTCGGCAATCTCCTTATCCAAGTTAGCCTGAATTACTGCATCGGCATCTTTACGGTCTTGGATTTCCTTATTAAGGTTATCTCTTACAACTCCGAGTGCAGCATCTCCAGTATCAGACTTATTGTCTACGTATTCTTTCAGTTTAGTTTCAAGGGCAGTATCTGCATCCTTACGAGCTTGAACTTCAGCAGCTACTTCAGCACTGTTTGACTCATCCCCTGCAATACGGTCTTCGATTTCTTGGTTAACCTGTTCTGTAATTGCAGCCAACTTCTTAGTGATGGTAGTTGCAAAGTTGGGGTCATTTCCAAGGGCATCGGCAATTTCCTTAAGAGTATCAAGTACCTCAGGTGCTGAACCAATAATCTTTTGGATAGCAGCATTTACTTCTTCTTCAGTTTGGAAACCGGCATCATTGATAAGCTGGGAGAGATGGGTAATATAGTTTGCCTTTTCTTCAATTCCATCAAGCTTAGCTTTGAGGATATCAGTAAAGTCATTCTTGGTCAAAGAATAACCTTCACGTTTATCTACCTTCTTAGCATCAAGGTCTTTATCCCCTTTTTCTCTAGCAGCAGCCTCGGCAGCAATAGCATTAAGCAATTGCTCCTTGTCTTCTACACCCTGCTCTTTTACATCTTCGATTTTGTGTTCAAGAACTAAATCCTGAGCAGCACGAGTAGTAGCCTCTGAATCGATATTGTTCTGTAATACTTGGTCTGCAACAGTACGGGCCTGAACTTCTTTATCAATATTACCTTGAAGAGCATTATCTGCATTGGTACGGTCTGTTACCTCTTTAGAGATTTCATTGTGAAGAACTTGGTCCTCAGAATGACGGTCTACCTTCTCTTGGTCAATTTTACCTTGAAGAGCTAAAGTATCTGCCTGGCGATTAGTGATTTCTTTGTTAATCTTAGAATCCAGTACAGTATCTGCGTTAGTACGATTTGCAGTTTCTTCTGCAATCTTTGACTCAAGGGATGCCTTATCATTGATATGGAGAGTTTTAAGGTCATTTACACTTTCCTTAATCTCATTATCGGCAGCAATACGTTCATCTTTTTCCTTTTGGATAAGATCCTTGAGTTCCTTCTCAAGTTCATCATTACCTTGATTTACCTTATCTTCAAGGTCTTTGATGTCTTCGGCATTCTTATCTACCTTCTTCTCAACTCTGTCGATTTCAGCTTTTAAGTCTGCCTTAACCGTATCAATCTTCTTATTGATTTGGTCTAACCCATATTCGAGGTTATCTTGAACTGCGGCTACTGCAGCACCCAGAGCAGCTTCGGCTTCCTTAGCCCGATTAACCTCTTCAGTTAAGGCAGTACGAAGGTCGGTTAATTTATTAGTGATAGTAGTTGCAAAGTTGGGGTCATTGCCCAATGCTTCTGCCAACTCTTTAAGAGTATCAAGGGCATCATCAGCACCATCAACCAAATCACTAATCATCTGTTTAACTTCTTCCTCAGTTTGATATTTCAAATCATTCTCAAGCTGAGAAACTTTAGTGATATAATTTGCATGTTCTTCAATGCCATCAAGTTTAGCCTTCAACTCATCAGTGAAGTCATTCTTAGATAAGTCATATCCTTCCTTCTTATCTACCTTATTTTTGATAGAAAGTACGAAAGCCCAGAACTCATTTATAGTTCCCCCAAAGCCAGCACGAACAAAGTCATCATAGTAACCCTGTAATAACCGCTGGTCTATTTCTTCGCAGGTATAATACTTACTTACATACATATTTTATAAAATTTAAGGATTAATTACTGCACGTTGACGACCCAGTAAGAATTCCGAATCGATATCCCTGAATGGTTCTCCCTCTGAACCACAGAAGGCATTTATTGGTACATCCGGATTTTCGGGGTCTACATCTCCACCGTCCTCAATATCTCCCCGTATGCAAGCATAATCAGGAAGCCTATTTACACGGAACTTTATTACCTGGCCTATACCAGGATGAGGTATTATTTTATCCCAGATATCCCCGAAGTAATCTTGAAAGCAGGTGACAAATTTGTTTCCGGTCATCGATTGAAATGCCGTTACATCATTGCCATTACCTTTCATTTCAATATGAACTCCAGAGGTACCATTGAGGATAACCAGATTACTATCAAACCAAATTCCACTGTTTGTAGTAATTGGTGTCCACCTCAGTACTAACATCTTTGCCATATACTTTATTTTTATTCTACAAATTCAACTTTGGTATCTCGGTCTCTCGTTAGGATAATCATGAAAACTAAAGCCTCATCCTTTGCCTGAGCAGTCTGAGTATCTCCAGAAGGCTTATACGTTATACCATTAATTACAAACCTATCTTGTTCCCAATTAAAATCCCAATAACCTTCCGGTGTAAGATAACCGATTTGTTCTATATAAGATTTAGAAATTAGTATTGATAAGTTTTCATCATCCAATTCTCCTGAAATAGTTGCCTTATTGATAGGCCAGTTTCTGAAAGCATTGTAGTAACATAATGCCTCGATTTGGATGTTATAATATTTAGGTATACTGTCTTCGGCATGACTGAGAAGCTGATTAACATGTTTGGCCCAGGTTATGGATTGCCTACCAGCATCCCAATCTAAGAAGTCAGTGATAATTTTCTTGTATCTATCCCAAGAGCGGTTCTTTACCATTCTCCAGGGTTCTTTTGTCATAACTTAGTTAGAATTGATTTCTTACCACCTTTCACTGGAGCACTTGGATTTGGCCCATCTAATACTCCAGGTTGCCTTCTGTTAACTACTTTTGGGACTACGGTTCTAAATACTTCATCACAGAACGGTAAGTAGATTTCCAATCGTGAAGCTAACATACAAAGGTTCTTCCTTAATTCATCTATTAATCCACCTGGTTGCATTGCTTGAGAAAGTGTTTTCCATAGGGAACTTGTAGCATCTGCCAAGGTATCATAATATTGCACTTCAGTAGGCCCAGTAGTGATTTGTTTTATCCTATCACCTCGGGCAAGTTCGGGTTTAGAAGTACCATCACCAGTTTGTTCTTTGGTAGAAGTTAATTGACTTAGGTATTCTGAAGTACTTGTTAATAGATTAAGTATCTTCACATTGAGAAAGTCCCATGCTGCCAATTCCATTATTAATTGGTTTTCTAGCGCTTCATACCATAATTCATCAGTATACTTATCTGCAGGAATTGGGTGATTTACTAGAGGACCAATATAATATTGCCATTTGGTGATGTAGATAGATTTATCTTCCCTGGTCATTCCCTCTGATATCTCTGAAGGAATATAGTGGTCGATTAAGTTATATATTGTATCGGCTAATGCCGTATGACCATAATCACAAACTACCAGAGTCTTATCTACGGTGATATCTAAACCATTAGAGTTGGTTACATGTAGGGTTACTGTATAGAAACCGGGAGTTTCATAAGAATAGGAAACATGTCTTCCACCATTGAAAACCTCTCCCTTATCATCGCCAAAGTCCCAGTCAAAAATGGATTTGGCCGGGACTTTGGATATGACTCTGAATGAAACTTCCAGACCTGACGTAACGTACAAAAAGTCCAGATTGTTATTCATATTAGTCTGTCTTATGTAATTTTCATATATTACCCTTTAGAAGAGGATTCGAATTCTTCCAGCAAAGCCTGAATAAGTGTTTCTACTGTATCATCTTTCTCGGCAACTATTTCATGAAGACCTGCTACCAGTTTCAGTTCTTCCAGGGAATAGCCCTTTGCAAGTTTTTCAAGAGTCATGCCTTTCTTGAACTGAGCATTCAGTCTCTTATCCAACTTTTCGATGTCGGCCTCTGAATACTTTTCGATTTCTGATTTATCAGCAATGATAATCAGATGGCCAGAGGCAATTGCCTTCTGAATCTTTGGTGCACGGAATTGACGACGAGAGAGTTCCTTGTCTTCTCCTCTACAAACGGTAATACCAGTTGATTGGTCATGAAAACTGTAAGCTCTTGGTCCCACAGTTACTGTATATTTATCTTTAGCCATATTTCCTAAGATTTAAATAAGATTTAAAAATGATTAAAGAGAGGATAGGTCTTTTTAGTTACCTACCCTCTCAGGGAATTTATATAGATGAAACCGGGCGTCCCTTATTATTCGAGGTTAACCATCAAATATGGGTCTACGTTCATGAACTCGGGGAATCCGAGTTCTGAGAACTTCTTGTTAGCAGCCAGCAACAGAGTTGCATCCTGGTACATCTTAGAGAAGCCAGTAGTCAAGCTTGCATAAATTGCCTGAGTCTGGTTAGAAACGATTCTTTCAGATTCAAGCATCAACTGACGAGCAGTAAGCTTAATCAAGGCAGCAGATGTATCAATCAACAGCAACTGTTGGTCGGGTGTACCCGGGTGAATGTAGAAGTCAGCATTCTTGGGAACAGGAGACTTAACATTCAGAGTAGCTTCTGTAGTACCAGAGTGACGATCTTTGAATTCCGGCAAGTTCAGCATTTCGATTGCCTGGTCTTCACCACCAATCATAGTTTGGAAGTTACGTCCCATACGAGCAGCACGTACCCAAATATGCAGAAGGTCTTTGTAAGTGATACCCTTAGTTGTTTCGTATACACCGATTACCGGGGCAGACTCAGAGCCATCAGGGTTGTTACCATTGATAGCAACGTCCATAGCCAGAGTATCCAGAGCATAACCCAACTGAACACCAAAATCACGAAGGTAGATTCCCAAGACATCGAGTGAAACATAGTTACGAACTTCATCGGTAAGTTTGAAACCTTTTCCGATTTTAAAGAGGCTAACTGATTTCTGTCCGAAGCTAACATCACCCAAGGGAATAGTTTCTGCTTCGTTAACCTTTGCAGGAGCAGCATCCGACATATTAACCATCGGCATAATTGCTTGCAATCCGTTAATGGATTGGTCTGAAGCGATGATGTTCGGATAGAACGGTGCTTGACGCATACCCAGAGTGATAGCAGCACGGATAATCTCCGGAACAATCCAACGGATATTCTGCTGAGGCATAGTAAATATGTTCTGCATGGTATCAACCTTTGGATTGATGCTCATCTTTTCGAAGAGTTCACCCTGTGAAATTCCCCATTTACCTGTAACCAATTCTTCAAAGGTTACTTCTACAGGCTTCTTATCCTGTGAACCGGAACGAACAGCTTCCAAGCTTCTTACCATTTCCGGCAGCTCATTCATAAAGTCCTGAGCCTTCATTTTTGTAATATCAATCTTATTTTCCATAACTTTCTTTTCTCTTATTTAATGAGTACTTGGATTACCTCATTTGCCTCCTCTGCAGGATTGAGGGCAATGAACGGAGTTGAAGTATCTTGATTAGCCTTAACGAAACGGTCGTTAAGCAATTCTCCATCGGGAGTTACATAGCCAGCTTCGATAGTTCCGTTTGATACCCAGTTACAAATCATATAACCTTCTACAGCCACTGTTACTTCTACTGAGAAGTTTCTTTGAGGCTGATAAGCCGGGTTAACGTTATCCGTTACTGCCACACCCAAGTAAACTTGAGTAGACGGGTCAGTACAAGGGTATATCAAACCGTCTTCATTTAAAGCTACCGGCATACCTTGTACAATTTTCTCTCCAGCTTTAACATTGAAAGCCTGGTGCAATTTGTGTGACTCACTTTTGTAAATCACCGCTCTCGGGGTTCTTTCCCCAAAGAGAGTAAGTTGCTGAGGGTCGTTTACGATTTTAGTTTTTTCCATAACGCGGATTATTTATATTAGTTATTTGATTTTGTTTCGATACAAGTTATCGATTACATTCTTAGTACTCGGAGATTCTGAATTCCGTTGGGTATCAGTACCTTGGGTTCCAGTTTTACCCTCGGTATCATCCTCAGCAATTGAGGAAGCACGGTTGACGTCCTTAGAACCACATTTTGAGCAAGTGAGAGGGAACTTCTCTTCCAAGCGAGCTTGGTAATCCTTGGTCAAGGAAATAAGAGTAGTAATACCAGTAGTCTCGGCATTGAGCATCGTAACGATTGTCTCATCTACCTTATCACCCATCAACTTCTTGTAGGTTTCTACGGCATTTTCACGTAGAGAAGCAATGTGATTCTTTCCTACGGTTGCCATTTCCTTCAAGTTAGCTACTTCGGCATTCAAGTTGGTAATCTGTTCCGTAAGAGAAGTTTTCTCTGTAGTAAGATTATCTACCGAAGTTTGCAATTCGTTTCTGGATGATACCAAAGTCTGAATGCAGGCAATTACATTTTCCTGATTCATCTCTTTACCTTCTTCCAGGGTAAGCATGTTATCCCCAAAAAGGATTTCAAGAAATTTTTGTAATTCGTTCATGTTATCTTTATTTGAATGATTATCATTGGCATCATTATCATTAAAAGAACCATGAGTATCGTTCTTTTCTTGATATGATGTTAAATCTGATTTATAATCAGTAAAGAAGTATTGCTTCGATTTATCATCTCGGTATTCTTCATAAGATGCCCAAGTTCTTTTGGCAAAAGTTGGGTTAATGATTTTACCATCCGAACCAATTTTCTGGGCAAATGAATCAGCCCCATGTGAAACTAGTGAGGTCTCAAGGTAACGAACAATTTCAGTAACAATTCTACGTACCATAACTCCCTTAGAGTCATAAGTACCCAGTTTCTGATAAAATTCGTTATCTTCCATTTGGGGATGGGATTTATCCCACTTAAATTGTACAGTAACTGAATTACTATGGATTGAAGGAGGTTCCATAAGGATGCCTCTAGCAATTCTTGGGTTTGCCTTACCATCGATTTTCAGAATACCGTTGATACCAGCGGGTATAGTAAAGCTACCGTCTTTATAGGATTCCTGCCACATTACTTGTGATACAGCACCAATAGCATTACCGATGTTGGTTTCATGGTCACAGTTTACTGTTTGACCAAGCAACATCTTCATAGAAGCCTTTAGTACTCCATTCTGACCAAAGTCTGTCGGGTTCCAATTCTTAGATACAATCGTTTCTGAAAGTAATCTGAACATTGGTTCGATAAACTCTTCGTCCTTAGGAGTTAGTTCCGATTTGTCTAGGTTGGGATAGTAAGTATTATAATCTATATCCCCTCCCCAAAACCCAAATTGAGCAATGGAATCCGGTGTAGGATTTTTCCATTTATAATAATTCTCTGAGAAAGCCTTGGCTCCCACTGCTTCTGGGATATACCCAGCCATAATGGTATGGCCTTGACCTATCACCATAGAATCAAGATGCTCTTTGTTTTTCTTTGTGAATTTACTCATCTTGCTTTAGTATTTTGGTCTCCTCGAGAAGGAGCCGGATTTGTCTTATCTCTTGACCTACGAGCAGATTGGTTTTTATCATCCTGCCTTTGTTTCTTCTTGGTACCCTCTTGTGGGTCTATATTACCTCCCTTAGCAAATTGGTCCTCAAGTGAAACTCTTGGTTCTTTCTCATCAGGAGAATCATAACCCATTGCCCAAGCATATTGCTCTTGACTAATGATACCAGCCTTATACAATAAGTCAAGGTTCTGTATCTTATACTGAAGACCTTGTTGGATTTTAACTTCATCAGAAACTGTAGAAGTTCCCCAATCAATCTTCATTCCCTTATTATTAAATCCTGCCAGACGCAGTTCTAGAGAATAAAGTCGGTCCAATACATAAGCTACAAGCATTTGGATATTTTTTAACTGGCTAATCATCTTAGACAGCATTATACCCGTTGCACCTTCACCAGTAGTAGATGATACACCAATGATAGAGCCATTAACTCCCAACCCATTTGCTACAGATTGTTGGTTCATATTCCAAGGCTTCTCGATATTACCGAGCTCCTTAGTAGTAGAGTTGAGTTTGAATTCATGGTCATCTATGTAACCAGCAACTACCCCATCCTTCATACCCTCTTTAACATTACGTTTGAGGATATTGAGTTCATGATATAATCTGGATTCATAAGATTTGATACTCTCATTTGGCCTTTGTGGAGATTTCTGCATCTTAGCTTCTAAGAAACCAACCATACCACAAATCTCCATGATATGTTTGAAGTTAATCTTCATATCATTTTGCCCTTTGAGAGAATCCAATGAAGGCATAAATGGAGGAACTCCATAAGGTTCATCGGTATCATTGAACATACCAACATAGAAGTAGGTTTCTGGGTTAAGCTTAATGTAATCTTGTTGCTTAACAAAGAAATTTATATTCTTTTGGTAAGGAGCATACACCCCATTTAATTCCCGTTTAAACTTGATATGCTCTGGTTTAAGGAATAATACAGTAGCCAATCCATCAAGCTTGTCATTTGGTACGCCTTCTACAGATATTGCCCCACTTACAAGAAGTTGAACAATCATTTTATTAACTAAACCATCTATACCAGCAGTATATCTGGTCCATCCCTTGGTGGCTTTCTTAAGATGTTCTCTCATCTTTGAAGCCTCTTCATCGGTATTATTAGGGAAAGTTACTGTATGACTGGTGTTAGCTAACTTAAACATATCTTGCAATGCGATGCCCATATCAGGATTTACTTTATATAAATCCCGAATTAAAGGTATCACATCAACACGAAAAGAGGGTTCAACTAATTTAGTCAACCCTTGTAATGATGTAATTAAGTTATCGCTATCATCGTCAACTGAAACCCTACCAGGCGAAATTGATGTGGCAGGCTTCTCCTCTTTATTAGAGGATGTACCATTCTTGGGAGGGTCCTTCTTACGTCCCCAACCCCAACTAAAATTGAAGTACTTTTTCATCTTGGTTGTACGATTACGTTAGTTTTTCCTTTCCTTATGTGATTACATATTGCTTTTCCAAAGATATCATCATCGGCATATACATCTCCTTCAAGGTCTACATCTACAGCTGAATTGTTAGCCCTATGTTTACCCATTGCAACAGGTCTACCTAAACCATCATAGATGAAAGTATAAGCTTCTTGTACAAAGAATGGGTCCTTAATGATTACATGGTCTAATCGAATATCTTCTTCCAAGTTCTCTATTATCACTGAACGATTCTTTTGGGTGGTTAACCAACCAGGGGATTTATCCATTTCAGGTCTACTTTTACCTTTTTTCTTTAGCATCTTCTGGTAGTAGTAAAGGTTAGGGTAGCCTTCGTCTTGAAGCTTAGAAGTTACTGATAAACCAACGTCATTGGATTCTGGAGCTATTACTGCCCAGTTAAACAACTTCCCAGTATCACCAAGTAACTTAGCATAAGCTCCCACTGCCATTCTTCCCTTATATACTACTTGTTCTTCTCCTAGCTTATCCATACAAGTAAATGAAGAGTAGTCAGAAGCTCTACCAGTTGAAACGTCTGCACCAATGAAATATTCTTTATCTGATTCGGGTTCACAGAATTGTCGGTATTGACCATTAAATCTCTTCTTAATAACTGGGTAATCACTAAGGCAGTCTTCGATAGCTTTAATATCGGCTAAGTCGAAGACTGTATTACCAGATGATAAGAAGTCACCATCAATTTCTTGTGCAGTTCGTTTTGCTCCCAAAGCAGAAGACATTTGGTTATACCAATTGATATCTCGTTCTGGGTGCATTTGCCAGTATAATCGAATTGGGTTAAAAGGATTACCTCCTGCAATGGCATCTACCCAAGTTGAGTGATAGAAATTACCAACTCCATAGGGAGTGGAATTGACGATGGCAGCTCCACCAGTGGAAAGAGTAGGGAATGCAGCAGCCCAAATTTGAGCAGCCCATCTTACTACTGCTGCCTCGTCAATTACCAGAAGAGAAAGGGATTCCGAACGACCGGCTTCAGATGATGTCGGAATTGATTCAATAAAAGACCCGTTATCAAATTCTATCATGGAAGCAGAACCGTATTCTCCAGCTCTACCATTGATTATGGGAGTTTGAAGGTACCATGGAAGATTCTTGTACATGAACTTAATCTTCTTAAGCACCTTCTTAGCAGTTGTGTCTTTGATAGAGATAATGTTTATCTTTTTGTTGGGATGGTACATCGCCAACCAAAGACAGTACATTGAAATAAGTTCTGTAATTCCTGCCTGACGGAATTTGAGAATGATATTGAATCGTTGGGCAATGAAATTGTAGAGAACTGATTTCTGAAATGGGTATAAATCAAATCTTACCTTTCCTCTTACTGGATGTATCACATAGCAAAAAAGGCTAAAAAAGAAAACATCACTAGAAACTCGGGATAGGTTTGATAGCTCCTCCCGAGTTAATGTAGTTCTAGTTTCTGAGATAGTCTTTGCCATTACTTAAAAGTTATACGTTATTTGAAATTCGATGTCAGTACCTATACCAGATTTTATCTTCGGGTAGTAAAAGGTATTGACTCCGAATTTGTAATTAAATCTCTTAGTCTTGATTGAAAGACCAGCTCCCATATCGAAGAGATTATTGAAAGGTCTGTATTTGCCATAGACGTATGGGCTAAGTGATAACCTTGCAACTTTCTTTCGAGTTAATTGACCTTCATACCAGTTGTAGTTGTACTTATCTAAATCGATTGGGAATAGTCTAGTTGAATAAGTGTTAGTCTCCTTATTAAACAGACTTAAGTTCAACTTATCTTTCTTCAAAACAATTTGAACCAGGGAATCTTGGTTACTGATAACTGGCTGCCTTAGCATGGAATCAGGAAAGAGAGTTGGCTGCTTATTATCATGAACTAAGATTTTACCTGGTTCAACTTTTTCTGAGTACTTCTTCTCTGGTTTGAAGGGTTTCTCTGTGTATACTGTATCTGGGATTTCATTGACCGCTAGTTCCAGGGAATCAACCTCTCGAGAAAGTTTGTAATTCCTGAAGCAAAGGTAAATAGTAAATCCTAGAAGTACAATAAACAAGGCCCTCTTAAATGTCTTCATACTTGATGAATTTCTTAATCTTACTCTTCAACCAATAACGTTCTACTGGACTTAAGTTTGACTTAATGATGTGGAACTTGAATTGAAAAGTACTTTTGGTTTCAATAATCTCAAAACGTATCGAAGGTAAATTCCGATAAATAATCCGAAAGAACTTAAGGATGTTGTTAATGTTCAATTCGGTAATTGGGTACTTTGCATTAATCATTCTCATAATCCGATGTATTAAGTTTTCAAATTGAAATAGTCGCACGCTTTAATGATACTATCTATTCGGTAATCGCTTAGCGATTACCTTTATCGAACGAAGTGAGATAATATCCAAATATACTACTTACGATATGATATATGAATAGCTATATATACGCAGATAAATATATAGATATATATACGTAGTATATTATATATCTATATATTTCAAGGCACCCCAGAAACTTATATATAAGACTTTATATATAAAGCTGAAACTCAAGGTTTCTTGGTATTTGCCTTTTTGAGGCATTTTTTGAACCAAATACCTATTTCCCCTACTGCCCCTTTGGCAATTGTATACCTTGCCTTGTTAAGCCAATAATGGTAATCCTTAAAATCACCCTCGAAGGTATCACCATCTTTGTGAAGGTAAATTTCGAATTTATCGGGGAATCCCATAATTGCCTTGAAATCCTCTATTCCCAAAGGGTAGCCATCGGGTCTAAATTGCCTATCTGCAGGTCTGAGAGTTAAGGGAGGTTTATCATACTCCAATCGATATACTCCTGGGAGAGTACTCATCTTTGCAGTTTTGATAGGCCACTTCTTTTCATCCTTGAAATCTCTAACCCAGAGTCTATGTATCTTTGCTACTGTAAGATTCTTCTTCTCAGGGAGCTTTCGATAGTCATACATTGCCAGAGTTTTACTCATGAACGGAATCTGGTTAGTATTATTTTCCTGAGAGAATGTGAGTGGTTTAAGTAGATTTCTAGTAATTGTTGGGTTTTTTACTTGAAATACTTCATCAAAAGCATTCAAATATTTCTTACCCGTTTTTCTATGTACTCCAATGATAAGTAATCTCTTTCGTGATAACTGTGAGTTACCGTAGTCAGAAACGCTTCTTTCGTGAAAAATAAGTTTATAGTCTTCAAGAGTTTTTTGAAGATATTCTTTTGGGAGCAAAGATAGCAAACGAGGTAAGTTTTCAATAAGAAATATCTTAGGTTTATAATGTAAGATTGATTGAATTACTAGATTCAGGGATTTATTCTCTTGGGGATTGCCCAATTCTTTTACTTTTGAAAGCCTCATAATAGAAGATGCTCCACAGTCTGGACTTGAAAGTATGATGTCTGGCTTACAATCTGGGAAGGTTTCATCTTTATAATATGGTATACCACCAAAGTTCAATTTCCACTGCTCTAAGCCTTTAGTATAAAATACTCCTCGAGTTTCTATATTAGCTATCAAATTCTTTCTAAAAGGGAACAAAAGGATGCCTGCACCAGCAGACACCCCTAATACTTTTAATTTTTTCATTTCTTGTAGCTTCTCAATTTAATGTACTTAATCCAAGCAAATGGCTTACGGTCTTCCAAGTAACTCAGATACTTATCATTATTGTGAGCTTCTTCTTCAAAACTTACATCATGATACCTTTCATTCTGTTTATCCCATTTGGCAAAACACAGAATGAGAAGATATTCGATAATATACCAAAGGTAGAAGAGACCAAAACAGAGAACTACTACCCACCAGAAGGATATATCGAATAATACCCAGAGTATGATACCAAGTATCAAACCGACTATACTACACTCAATCTGTTGTACCTGATGGATTCTCTCATGGTTGATATCATCCGGTTTACACTCCTCTACTCTATGCTTGAAAAAAGAGTTGTACAACATAGTTATTGCCTTGTAACTGGGGAAAAGGAATACCTTTGCTACCCAGCTGTTAAAATGACATCTTTTCATAACTTATCTTTGAAATTTTCGTAAGCATTTCTTAACTTTTGGTCATAGGCATTCTGGGCATACCCAGGACCATTATACTTTCTGGCAAAGCCAGCCCAGTCTTTTGCTTTGAGTTCTTTCAAACAACCAGAGTTATTCATGAAATAATACATGAGTTCCAATTGTTTCTCATGAGATTCAGACATCTTGTGAACAAATTCGAAGACATCTTTACACTCACAAAGGCGGTGATTGAAGCCCATAATTTGGAACATACCCCAACTGGCAGACTTCAATGCACATTCCTCATCAATTTCTTTGGCTAATTCGAGTCTCTTATACTCGTGTACACCTCCCAAATACTTCGATTTATCCCATTTAGGGAAGAAAATCGTAGAATATCTCTTACAAAGGTAAGCTAAATCTCTGTCAGGGAATTTCTTATGTACTTCTTTGTACATAATGTGACCCTCAAAGAGAATTTGAGGCCTACCGTCAGCTAAAAACCCGTCTCTACCGGCAGCTTCCACCAATTGGACAGCTTTCAATAGGGCAGGTTCTAAACCTAAGCGAATAGCAAGGTCTTTAATCATTTCATTTGTTAGTTTATCCATAACTTATCAGTTTTAATGGTTCAATTTTAGTAACAAAAGTATTGCTTATAACCCATTTTCAATATGTTTCGAGGTTCTATTATCATATATAACTTATAAAATAATGCAATATGGACAAGAAAAATGAGTGCCAGATATGTGGCAAGCCCATTAATTTAGGGGAATTTGATGAAACTCGGGAAATCCCTCAACTTATGGCAAGAAAACAAATTTGTTTTCAATGTGCTTTTTGGTCTAATCGATTAGCTTATGATAAAGAGCTTGAGAAAGAGGGTAAAATTGCGGTAATTACTCCAGATTATTCTCACTGGGTAACTAAAATTCCCGGAAATATTTTAATGGTGCCCTCGGCTTTTGGTGGTATTTACCAAACTAAACTCCAACCAGTAAACACTCTGGGAGTTATTGATGAAGATCGAGAGAAGCTTTTCATTATCCGTTATAATAACATCGCTCACCAAGGCACTATACCAGAACATCTAAGAAAGCTTTTTAAAGTAAACGGAGTAATTCTATCTCCACAGGAATACAAAATGCTAGAAGATTACCGAGGCAATGCCTATGAATTTATTAAAAATATGATTGATAATGCAATAAATAAGAAATAATTTCGTATATTTGCATAAAGAAAAATTCTTAATAAATAAAGATATGAAAAAAGAAAAGAAAGAAATCAAAAAGCTTAAAGAGGGGGATGAGGTTCTCTTCACCTTATCTGGAAGACCCATCATTGAGAAAGTTACAGTGGAATCTATTGATAAAAAAGGTGGATTCGCAATGCTCAGTAACCGAGTAAAAGTTGCAAGAACCTTGGGTCCTGATGATACATACCCAAGATTGGATGGGCAAAAGGGAGAAGTTCGTCCGCTTACCGAAGAAAATGAAAGAGTATTCCTTGCATATAAGGCCTATTTCTCAATTAAGAGAAACATAGAATTACTTGATAAGGAGATGAGAAGTATGAAAGATACAGATGCTTTCGATATGATGATTGAATTTGATAAGAAGCTTACCAAGATTATTAACAAATACTTCAAAGAACAATGATGACTACGGTATTAGCGATAATTTACTTGGTATGTTTGCCATTCACGGTATTTTTTGTAAGGGCTTGCTTGGATTATTTACCCTATACTCACAAAATACCCTCTCTTATTCTATTCATATCGGTATGGATAGTATTACCTCTATTCCCGATTTACTTATTAATCAAATACCTAAAATATAGATTACTATGAGATACTTTTTTGACAGAGATGGTAATTATGCTGGGTCATCAATGCAAGGGTGGGAGATTCTTCTCCTACTCTTGTTCCCAGTTGCTCTAATAATCTTCCTCGTATTCTTACCTTTCTATGTATTTCATAAATACAGTTCTAGAGAAGAGGATAAAAAATACGAGGAAGAACATCCAGAAATACTAAAAGTAGATTCTTATATTACCTGCTGGTATCCCTGGCATAGATATTCTGTTGCATATACACTGGCTCTTATATTCTGGGTAATTGCTTTTATAATTGGGATATTATCTTAATACAGGTATTAAGTTGGAGCTACCCAACCCAATAAAAATCCAAATCTAATGGATATTTTTCAGTGGGGTTAAACCTACTGGAGAGTATAGGAGTATCACTGCCAGCAGGGGGAGTTGAAACTTTTGTAAGAGTATAGGAACCCAATCCAGTTGTGTTTGTTGTAAAGTATGAATTATCTGGTAAATTGTAGTTAGGACTAAAAGCATTACCATTCTTATCAAGGCAGGACCAAGACAACATTTTGAAATTTCCCGGGTACGGGCCAATATAGACATTAATAGCATATCTATTTCGATTTACTATCCAATCCTTATTAAGTCTGTTACCATCAGCCATAGATCCGCCTTCGCCACTAATATTGGTAGTAACCTTAAAAAAAGCACTCATGTCTACTCCATAGAGGGGTATAGGATCAAAATGTATTTCCCAATATTCTGGAGTAGTAAGGTGTAGATTTATTTTATTACCAGATTCATTTTGTGTAAATATACAAAGCCCAGAAGTACCGTCATTTCGTGCAGTAATCTGAATAAGATTGTTACTTTTGTCTTCCTCCAGAAGATAGTCCGGGTTATTGAGGCTAACAGAATAACCAACTTCAAATACCCCGGACAATTTGCCATTTACATACTTACGCTTTTGAGATTGTATTGTCCATCTCTCAGAGTTTCCCTGTATTATTTCTGCATATGCATCTTGGGTAGATCTCTCCCCCCCCCTAATTTAAGAACTTTATTTTCCATAATGTATAATGTTTTTAGATTGATACTGTTCCTCCTGCACTTGGTACTATAAATGACCCCTCTAATATCCAGGTAGCACCTGATTTAGTATATACAGCTACTGAATTTCCAGTAGTACATTCTATTCGAGAACCAGGTTCTGAGCCATTGGCATAGAATGGAATCTTCATAGTAGTAGTACCAGTTGCTGAGAGACCCTGTATATACATCTGACCTGAAGATGATGTATTCTGTGGCCTAGCTCCCCTGCCAAAGAGATAGTAGCCTGTATCTATGGGCAATCCAGAGAGAGTGAATGTTGAAGCCACACCAGCCACTTGAGTTACTGGTAGGCTAAGGTTAGCATCCCCACAGGTTAAGAAGATATGCCCTGAACGGTTAGCTACAGTTTGATTACTCGATAAAGCGGTCAGGGTTAACATGTAATAGTGCTCAACAATGTGCTCAAGAGTACCCACTGGGGAAACGTCTACTGCGCACCAATCAGGAGCACTACCCACATGGGGAGTTTCTGACTTTTTAGACCCATCACTACCCATTAAATAGGCCATCACCAGGATGTAAGCAGTATCATCTTTATTACTACCTAAAGGCAATGTGTTTGACATCATTTTTATGTATCCCTTATAGGTTACACCAGCCTCTTGAGTTACTGTGAGATTGATTTGGTTGTTATTAGGCCCATTTTGGTCAAATGTCAGAGTAGTAGACCTTAAGGACCCAGTATTTTTTGAATAGTTAATTTTTACATCTAAGTAACCATCTCCAACGGTAACTCCTCCCCAAATAGCCCAACTTACGGAGGCTGAGCCCAAAGTACAAGAGGGTGTAGAGGTTGAAACTACTTTGCCATTTACCAGTTTCCTTTTGAGGGAAGTGATACGGTAGGTTATAGTACCACCCTCTGAAGATACAGTATCTGTACCTGTATCTGTAATTGCACGTGCTAGTTTGAATAATGTTTCTTCCATATCTTTATAAGTTTTTGGTTTATAGAAAGAACTTTGATATTGTAATCTACCAGAGGGATAATCAGAAGTCTATGATAAATATAAAGAATTATGAGAAAGTATCAGTATCAGATTTACTACCATACAAGCAGAGGAAGGTACTTCATTAAGATTAGGTATTCCTTCCTGGGATTGGTGTTTTGGCTTACACTTAGAGATAAGTATTCGAGTAATATAGAAACCTTCCTTGATAAGGATAAGGCAATTGAAAGGGCAGAAGATTATTTAAGATATTTATACCTAAAGAGAAAAAATAGTAGGGTGTTAAAGGTTACTGGGAGAATAGATATTACCAGTAGGTTAAAATCAGTGAGGGAGGGATGGTGAAGGTTGAAACAATTAGAGATGATAATGAAAAGAGGATTCTTAAATGCCAAGAGGATAATCGGATTTGGTATCAGATATGGATTACCCAATTGGATATGAATTGTATAGAAAGATATTTTGATGGGTATGGTGAAGTTAAGAGATGGTGGTTAAGGAATCTTCAACAGTATTATGTTTTCTTTTATGAGAAGAAAGGTGGTAAGGTTCGAGGAGTTCTTGGGAAAGATAGGACTAAGGATTTAATTCGTGCTATACTTTAATTAGTTGCCAGGGATGTTAGGTCTCTGGCTTCTTTGTGTGTTATGTGAGCATGTGTGGTTGTGGGATATCTAGGTATGCCCTTAATACGAGGAGTGATTTTTGTGTGGTACTGAAAATGTGTATTTGCCTTCAAGGTACCCCTTAATGTGAGGGCTTCGAAAGTTGTGGTACTAAAAGGGGGGTACGGTTCCCTTAAATTTAACATTTGAAAATAAAAAGTAAGGGACAAATAAAATTTTGTCCCTTTGCGCTTTCTTAATTACCTACTAAATGATTGTTTAAATTTTCTTCAAATTGTTCGTTTAAACAATAACATAAGTATAATAAAAAAGTTTTAAAAGAAAATTTTTTATAAATTATATATTCAACTTCATTTAAATATTCCATGCTTGTTTGTTCAAGTAATAAAAATGGCTCTATATGAATTAATTGAAAAGTTTTCTCGTCAATAATAGTAGATATTATTCTATGATTTGGCTTTAAAATAATATAAACTACATATAAAGCACTAACAAAAACAGCTAATAAGATAACAAACAAAATTAATAACATAATGATTTTATTTTTATGATAGGGAATAAAATTTATTCCCTATCTGATTAATACTTTATTTGATTGATTTTTTTACAATCTCAAGCCCTTTTATTAATATCTCTTTCTTTTCTTCTTTTGTGTTTTCGCTTGCAATTGAAGAAAAAGAAAAATCATTTATAACATAGACTTGTTTATAAAAGTCTATAAATCCGTCAATTAGTTTTTTATCTGCATTTGTTGCAATAGTTGAAAGAAAATTGAAAGTAACATTTCTAAATTTTTTTCTCAAAGATTTCATTTGCTTTTCGTTTGCTCCCAAAAACAATTCTTTTTTATAAATTTCTGTTTTTGTCCCTAAAGCCGTTTTAAAAAGTCCTTGATTTTTTTCTTTGACTGATTTTAAAACGTCTAAAGCTATTAAACTATTTGCTTTGCTGTTTGCTACTGCTTTTTCTACATTCACTTGATTTACTTTTGTTGTCATAATAAAAACGCTTGAATATTTTATTTTATAACCTTTTTGATAGATATTCAAGACTTATTAAACTATCTAATAAGGTTTGTTTCATTTCTGTATTGCAAATATAAGAACTATTTTTTAATCTACAAAATTTTTAGAGAATTATTTTCTTAAAAAGTTTTAATTAAAAATTCATTCAAATATCGCTTTGTTTTTCTCACATTGCAAAGATACGAACTTTATTTTAATCTACAAACATTTTCAAGAAAAATTTTTGAGAAAATGAATAATTTTATTTTCAAAATTATTTTTGTGAAAAATTCATAAAATAGAAAATATTGTGCACTTAATATTTGCACTTAATATTTGCACTTAATATTTGCACTTAATTTTGGGGGTTCACAAGGGTAATCTTCACACGCCTTGTAGTGGGCATATATGATATGTATATGGATAATCCTATATGGCTTATGCCTGTCCTCTTGAGAGTGTATTATATACCTGTATATTGATAAGGCCATTAATGGACTAAGGTGATAAAGAATTAAGGCCGATTAGCTATATCCCTATTATTGCCCTCTATAAACCTATTGGGTCCTAATTCTATAAGGCCATATAGGGACTATGGTAAGCCTATAGAGATTAGGATAGCCTATAAGGGCTTACTAAGTTAGCGTAAGTAAAAACCCAGATACCTTAGTTAGGCTCTGGGTTAATTGGTTAGTATTCGCAATATTCTCGTTCAAGGAATATATTGAGATGCTTGAAAAGTTTGATACCGGGTATAGGACCATCATTTTTGTCCCAAATCTCAAATTCGATAAATTGGGTCTCATAGCCTTCTATATCTGAAATAGAGAGAAGATAGTTCTGGCTTGGGTCAAATTCTTCAAGGAAAACTTCGATAGTAGCCTTAATCCTAATAGGGTGAGTATTAGTAATGCCTTATACGATTTGTGTTAATCGGTTTGATAATTCTTCTGTGTTCATAGGTAATGGGTTTTAAGTGATTAATACTTTATAATTTATTATGCTGCAAATATAAGAACAATATTTTAATTATGCAATATCCTTGATTGCCTTCGTAGGTTATTAAGGGCCTTGAGTTATATTTGCCTAAATCTCCGAGGCCATGAATGGAGATTGCCATTTACCTTCCCTACCTATAACTAATATATAATAACTAATGGCTCTAGGCAATCAAGGTACCCCTAAATCACAAAATTGTCCTAGAATACAAAAGTTAATGCTAATATAAATACTAAGCAAATAAATTACAGAGTTACTAGGAATATTACCTAAATATGCCCCTTGAAGGCCTTAAATCCTATAAACCATTTAGCCCTAAAACCTAATATCCTATTTACCTAATCCCCAACCCAATACTTATTATATAATACATAATATAATAACTTGGTGAAGGTAATCAAGGTAAATTGTGATGGCCATTAATCGACGATGTACTAAAGCTATACTACCTACATACATAGAAGCTACATAACATACCTGTATTATATAATCCCCTACCTTCGAATTACCTTGAATGCAATCTATAATATAATACATATAAAGGGTACTCAAGGCAATCGGATTTATGGGCCATTAATGGTCGGATTTATTTGCCTTTTTAGGCCTTTTTGAGTTTGCCTTTAAAGTGTGTAGTAGAGCTATATAGTATAGTGGCTATATAGTGAGTTGAGTGGCTTTGTATAGTACTGGGGTTATCACTTGCCTTGTTTGCCTAAATCCCCAAAACCCCCGGCGAGGTACCTTGATATATGTATTGGGTGTTATTATATTAATAGATGGTATATTGGTTATAGATGGGATAGGTATTATATTATGTACCTTAGTTAGCGTTAG